TAATCATAACATCCATAATAACAAGCGAACATTTGAAAATGAACGATATAAGAACTTATGAGAAGTTATGAGAAGATATGTAATGGTACCTATACGCGCGAAGAGTTATAAAGAGCTATATAAAGCTATATAAGGCTATATAATCTTTTATGGCCATAAAAAGCAAGTTAATTATGCCTGGAACCATTGGAATTTCAACAACTATTGTTTTTTACCCAAAAGACTATGCTGCGTTAAACAAAATCATTTTACACCACTTTTACACCATTTCATTTTACGCCCACTATACAACAAACCGTCCCGAAAGGGCGGTATACATAACCAAACAAACTACTTGTAAGAACACTGGGTTTGTAACTAATGCTGTTACAAATAGTTTGTCATGCCCTCAGGAGGCTGTGAGAGCCCCTGAGACGAACGAAATTACATCTTTTGAACAAGGTTTCAATTGAAACAAAAACACGCCCAAAAAGGCTAAAACGAAAAACGAAGGCTACCCATTTCGGGTAGCCTATTTTTTATTCTTCAGCTTTTTTATCCTTCAGCAGTTTAAACAGTCTGGCATAAGTGACCTTATCCCCAACTGAAGATCTTTCATCAAGTTTTACAAAACCTATATCGTCTCTCTGGTAAAAATCCAGTAGACCGTATTTTGAACTGTCGCACTCCAAGTATACTACTCCACCGCCAATAATTTTCTGTGCTCTTCGAATAACCGATATTGCCTTGTCTAGCAAGTCGTATCCGGGAAGCTCTTCTCTTGTGACGCGAGAATCCCTGCCTATTTGTGCAATGAGAAAAGATGATAGAACCATAGTGTTTCCTTCATCTTCGATAGAGGAAAATTTACTGAGGTACTTTCTCTTGGCAGTAGTTTGTATGGCCTCTGCTGAAAACGAAATTGGTTTGACCATTATTGTGAATATACCAGAAAATGCTGCATCTGATTCACTTTCAGATACTACAAGGTATGTCATGGATATTTTTTGTTTTGCAAATGTAAGCGCATTGTTTCGAACGAAGTTTTCAATATCTTTGTTTTCAGTACAAACAAAAGTGGAGAGGAGCGCATTTGTAGCATCCTCTCCATACTTTTCCTCGATATCCAGAAGATTGAAAACTTTGATTGACATTACTGTACCTACTTGAGTTTGAATGTTTCCTTGATTAGTGCCGGATCAGAAATACAATTAAAATCAAACCCAATAGTTGCTGTCTTAGATTTCTTATCAGCAAGCTGCAGCGTTCTTACAAAATTGTCAGCGTTACTTTTGGTAGTAATCTTTATCGAATGGAAAATACTCGATGTAGCCATTTCTAATCACCTCCTAAAACGCAAAGAAGTACATGATTATTATATGTCAACACATTTCTCTGTGTCAAGATGTAATTGTTACATCAAAATTCCGTTCACGCGCAGATAATACTCTGCGAGCCAATGAATGTCTTTGTGCATCAAAACCGGGTTGTCCCAGTCGATCATATTTACTGCGTCCCTCGAAAGTGATTCTACATCGTATTCCGCTGCAGCGTCACCGAGAAGGGAAGCAATTTCATTTCTGAATGAGTTGAAGATAAAATTTTTAATGCTATCGCTCACAATGTTTCACCACCTTTCTGAGCAATAAACAGAAAAAGGGAGTCCATAAAGGACTCCCAATTTCGGAAAGTGATTTACATGAATTAACTATAAATTACCATAAAATGTAATGAAAGTCAATATATATTTATGATAATAAATAAAAAATCCAAGCTGCCTGCCTCGATCGAGTTTGGCGTATCGCTTTTCCCAAATGGGTTTAGCATTGCTTGGTAAAGATATATTAACACCCATGAAGATGTCAGTCAAGAACTATTTCTTGCAAGTCGACATTGTTCGTGCTATAGTGACATACGGTGCTACCAAAACGGTAGGCGGTTAGGTCCCTCGGCAGAGGGTCTATCCCTCTGCGTACACTATATTACCCGCGATAGGGAATGTATGAAAGGGGGAATGCAAGATGGAAATAGTAGAACATATAGATACCATTCTAGAATGGATATCAAAAATTCTAGTGATTGCAGTTACAATCAGAAATTTCCACAAAGAAAAATAACCGCCATAGGGTCCAATCTGTAGCGGTTACTTTCAATCGTTATTGTAAGGGCTAACCGTCTATCGGTAGCACCTTTTCTATATCAAATATAACACAAACACATTTATCTGTCAAAGAAAAATACGAGACTTTGGCAGATTTCTATTTTCGGGCGATTTGAGACCGACTTCTGCGTGAGCTAAAATAGGTATTTCATGCACAGTTTTCGTAGGTCTCAGAGGGTGTCAGGGGTCGAGGATGGTATCGCCGGGACACTTGTAGGTGGTTTGAATCCTAGATAAGAATTTTCAAGCTTTTTAAAGTCACAACAGACCCTATGCAAAAAGGCGTCTTTGCCCTCAAGTCTCTTTGCATATACACGCTTTGCTTTTTCTTCAATCCTACTTGCGTTCTTTCTTATAAATCTGACCTCGTTAGATTCGTAGGTATCTAGTTCTGGGTCTATAATTACCCTGCTATATACACCTGGCATAACCGGGAACATATTGTTGTGAAGTATATTAGCGATTTCTTTTCCAGAACTATCTCTAACAAATGTAGTTATAGACGCAGCGCGCTTCTTTTTACCATTAATACTTCTTTCGAAAGTAGTCTGTGAAGTGAGCGGTAAAACGTACGTAATACCATTCACCATGGTAATAACGCCAACAAACGGTCTATTGTTGTATTTAACGCTAATCCTATAGTCTATCTTATGCATGTATTTCAGGTAGTCTGCGTCTATTTTAATCAGATCTAAATTACGTTCCATTGCCACGACTCTTACTATAAAAGAAATGGGTTGTTCACATAAGCAAACAACCCGCATTTTGATTCGTCCACTAAAGCAGGACCTCTCTAATTGTGCGTCGTCCACTAAAGCAGGACCTCTCTTAACTACATTATACCCAGTATTCTGGGAAATGCAACAGTTATATTAGATTTCTTTTGTGTATAACAGAGTTGTTTGCAGTGTGAAGAAGGTCAATACCCACGAACGTCCTCGATGAAGGAGTGATTCTTCATATGGTTCTCATATGATTCGGCGATGATACGGTAGACCACATCGATCTCACCGTTCGTCAAACCACGCTCTTCGAGGAAGGCTTCGTACTTACGGTACACCTTAAAAATACGGTTGAACTCTTCTCGGGAAACCATTACGCTGTCATCGCTGACCTTTGTAGCGAAATCAATGATGCGATCTCGGCTGTTTTGAACGAACAGCTCTTCGGTCATCTTTGTATTGTCGTTCAGAGCTCTAGTTACGTCTGCGAGGCTGCTGCTGATATCCGCAATGGATTGGTCATAAATATCAGCGCGGCAGTTTACCCAGTTCATCCAGTTATTTCTCTTGGTGATGTTGTCCTCTGAGTAGTGTGCATTTACATCTCCCAAAAGCTGCTTGACGGCCTTCAGGGTTTGTGCGGTGTCTTCTCTTTCTGCCTTTTTGCGGGAGAAGAATTTCCGCATCTTCACAAATTCAGGCACAACTTTTCCTTTGAATTCCAGGATCTCTCCAACCAGGTTCATCACAACCAGGACTAGAACGATCACGATAGCGACCTTAGAGGGCAGGTTCAGATACTCGAGATAGCCAAGCATTGTCGCTATTCACCTGCCTCAGGGGTAGGTGCGTTTACTACTTTAGACATGGCGCAGAGATCGTCGATCAAAGCGGATACCACATCCAGGTTAATGTCATAGTTCACGGTCTTAGCAGAAGCCGCGACCATGGCGAGAACCCATTCTTTCTTGTCTGCACCTTTTTCGAATTTTTGTTCAGCAGTTTGCATGTATCCCATCACCAGGGTTAACAGCTGATTCCAGTTTCTTTCCTTGATGCTCTTCTGCACATATTCGATCAGCTTAATAACCAGGGGGATCACCACAGACAGGCTTGCTAATATTTCTATAATTAGCTTACCCCACTCCATAGTCATTACCTCCTAAATGTATAATACCCGGCCATATAGGCCGGGTTTTTTATTTTTCTTCTTCCATCGACACCATCTTCATCAGGTTCTTAAAAGCCTCGTAATAACCGGTGCCCATCAGCCCAGATGTCGCACCGATATAGATGGCGTTGATAATGTCGTTTGCGGGGAAGTCTTCCATAGTTTTCATGAAGACCGCACCCAGAACTGCGCCTACCGCGAGGTTGATCCAGGGAATAGCTTTGTTCTCGATCTTTGTTTTATGTTTCAGAAACATGCCTAGAATTAGGCAGATGAGGGTAATGGGCTGTACGATGGTAACACCGAACAGCTCAAAGATATTAAAGTCCATCGTAACTACCTCCAATCTGTTTCGTGATGTCTCTTGTAACCGTATCTGCCAGCATCAGACCCGAAGTGCATACCCCAGTCATACAGACCAATGTTTGCAATCTTGTCATGATGGTCGCAGATCTTTTTCCAAGCGTACTTGAATTGACGATACTTATCAGAAGGGATGCCGGTAATGTCTGTACCGAGACCATCAAGGTGTTCGCTGTTTGCATCGCCGCCGCAAGAAGTGTTGAAGCTCTTGGTGCGATACCACGAAGACACCTCAAGTGGCTTTCCGTACCAGTCACGGAGTTCCTGCAGCATCTGTGCGTGTTCGATCAGTTCGGGTGTTAATACGAGCTTTATCTCTTCGGAAGCCTGCTTGTTAGCAGCCTCATATACGCTAAAGTTCTTCGTAAGTTGCCCAGATACCATATATCCGTTTGCCATCGGAATCACCTCCTAAGAGAATAGGGAAGTGAAGGTGGCCTGTCCAGCCCATCCATCCACTTCGAGTCCGTTTGCTTCTTGATAGCTCTTCAGCATGCTGAGAAGGGTGTATGAGAATACACCGTCGATCTTGCCACAGTCGTAACCCTTTCGACAGAGGGCACCCTGAAGAATACGTACTCTGTTTGGAGTTGCGTATGAGCTTCCGAGAGTGAAAGACTTGTGTTCGCGCTTAGAAGCAGGACCCCAGGAGCCGTCTACATCAGAGCCGTTCTCGGTCTGCATAGCCATGATCTGACCTCTGTTGGTTGCGGGTCCGAGAGAACCGTCTACAGCGAGTCCGAGTCCGTATTCCGAATTCAGCCAGGTTTGATACTGCTTCTGGGTAGACATAGAAGAGTGATCTCCGTCTGTACCGTTGTCGGGTTCTACCACGGCGTAAATGAAGTTCATTACAATTCGAGAAGAGTTAATTACTCTACCAGCCAAATTGCACTGAGAGCTTCCGCCTCCGTCAAGATTACCGGCATAAGTGCATCCGAGATTCTTCATGTAAGCGACACCCTCATCGAGAGTGAGGTCGCTCTTTCCACCAACATCCTGGGCGCACACCATGAAGAAGTGTGTGTCGTTGTGGCCGATCATGGTTCTGCCGCGATCAGTATTGTCGATGCAATATGAAAAGCCTGAGTGCTGCTTTCCGACCTCGAGAAGGGGAGGGTGAACAGCAACTGCGTCTAGAACGTGTACCGGGCAGTTATTGCCTCTGCAGTACAGTTCGGGCTTAGCGCCTCTGTTGAAGGCATAGAAAGCCTCGTTGGAGAACACGGGGTTAACCATGATACCGTTGACTTTCAGGCCAAGAGCAGAAGTTCCGTCCCAATTAAAAAAGCCACCGTTCATAAGGTGGATTTCTTTACCTGGGTATTTGTTTTTCAAGGTCGAATAGACCTTGTTCATAGAATGTCTGTTTGATGAATTATCCCACATACCGATGTGGATAATCCGGTTAAATGGAATTTTGGAAACCAGAGTTGCCATACCGTTTCCTCCTTTTATTCTAAAAACTAAGCATTGCCAAATGTTTCTCCGGAACACGATCCGTAGCAAGTTGTTGAGCAAGAATAATGGCACGATGTTTTGCACTCTCCTTCACACCCCGCACTACAGCTAGTACATGCAGTATCACAGGAATTAGAACATTTGCCAGAGCAAGAAGTACCGCCGCAGCCAGAACAACCGGCACATCCGCCGCAATTATTGGTACATCCGCCAATGCAACCATTTCCACATCCTCCGGAACATCCTTGTGTACAACTTTCACATCCAGATCCACACGAAGTGTCGCAACCACTATCGCAACCGTCATCACATGAGTTTCCGCACCCTGATCCACAATTCGTATAACACCCTCCAACGCAGTCGCCTATACACCATCCATTACAGGCACCGCAGCCGGTGCCACAGTCTCCCGCACAGTCGTTATTACACGATCCACTACAAGACGACGTACACTGAAGGCTACAAGTAGCAGTGCATTCACCGGCGCATCCTTTGCCACATCCTTGACACTGTCCAGAACACGAGCCAACGCATCCATCTATGCACGCACCCGTACATCCATTTGTGCATCCCCCAGAGCAATTCCCATAGCAACCAGTACATCCATCCTCGCAATCACCAGAACATCCTGACACGCATCCGCCGGTGCAACTAGTACAGCCAGTAGTGCAACCACTACCACACGTGCCCTTACATCCGTCACAATACGACCCATATGACGTTACAGACGTATCGCCTTCGCATCCAGAACAGCCGCTCGCGCAAGTTCCTTGACATAGACCAGTACAAGCGCTGCGGCAAGAAGAGGAGCCCGTATCCGTCTCTGTTGCTAATTCGTTTACATATGTAATGAGAGAGGAATCGAAAGAACTTGGAAGTGGTTCTCCGACTGAAACCAGTTTTAAGTCGCCGTAATCCTTAATTTTCAATAACAAATCAACAGTCTTTTGTCCAAAATCAATCGTTACACCGTTATCGGACGACGGATCTGTTTTAAAGTTATACTCATCGCCAGAATAGTCGATTGCTTCACCACTTACAGCATATCCGTATCCACCGTCAGTACTAAGGCTTCCATAGTATTTTCTTCTTTCAAACTCGTCGTGGATTTTCTGCTTTAATTCCTTAATTTGCGATATAGTAAGCATTTAATCACCTCCGACTAAGAATCTGCGCCCCAAGACGATACGACAGGAGTCCATGTCGTGCCGTTGTGGTAATACATAACTCCATTTGAACTCTTAATCCAAAGAACTTTGGTGTTCGTAGGTGCGGATGCCTGTAACACAAAACCACCAGAATTGCTGGTTGTTGTTATTGTAATCCCAGAACTACCGTCAAACGAAGCCGACCCGGATACGTCACCTGATAGAGTTATCGTTCTTGCTTCTTTAAGCTTAGTTGCAGTGTCTGCGTTTCCGGTTACGTTTCCCTTTACGTTTCCGGTCACACTTCCGGTTATGTTTGCTGTTATTCCAGACGGGAAGAGAGAGGGTTTATCTAAATAAAGGACAATTTGATTTGTCGTAGAACTAGTGTTTGGGTTAATTACGATTGCTTTTGTGTTCGAAGATATTGCAACGTGTTGATTTGAACTTGTACCAAAAACAAGCTGAGATGTGCTGGATGTACTAGAATTTTCTTTTGCACCGGTTAAATAGATATGGCCAGTCATGCCGCCGCCACTCAATTTTAGATAATTTGCGAGATCGCTTGCGTTTGCTTTTGTTCCAACAGCATCTTCCAGAAGATCGAACGCATCTTTATTGGTGTTAACTAGGTCTAGGATTTCCTTTAACGTATCATACTCTGCGTCTGTATGACCTATAAGCGTGGCTATTTCAGAATCCGTATAAGATTTTGACTCTGAAATGGCGGCCGCCTGTGCTTCTGCGGCCTTTGTTGCAGCAACACCAACAGCCTCTTTGCCATCGAGTTCTGCTTTAAGGTTTGTTACGTCGCTTATTGTGTGAGCGTGCGAGTTATCGTTCACGGTAATTATACCGTTCGAAATAACAACATCGCCACCGGTTTTAACCATTCCGAGGCTGGTGCCGGCAGCTGTGTTATTTGACGGAATACCGAGCGCGGTAATATCATCGAGAGATACCCTCTCTCCAATAGTAACGTGTCCTTCAGAATTTGTTGTGATTTTTAAAAATCCAGACACGGCTACGCCCTTATTAGTTACGGAGTGCTTGTATGCGACGTCCAGATCAGTGCCGAGAATTTCGTCGATTTCAGTAAAATTGCTATTTATATCTGCGATGTCAATGACATCGGTATAGTCTGGTAGGTTAAACTTTTTATAATTCGATGTCTTCACACGTTATTCCTCCTTGAAAATAGTTCCCTCAAAAGGAACCGTGTGGCCCCTATAATAGGGTAAATAGAACACCTCCGGCTTTTTATAGCCGGAGGTTTTCAAATGTTAGTTTTATTTAGTTTAGCGCCTATAAAGAAACTCCGCTTTCCAGGAACTTTAGCAATGCGAATTCATCCTCGCTAATGATCTTAAGCGCATCTTCTTTGGGCAGCCAAATTTTGAATCTGGCGGACGGGTTTGCAATACGATATACCTTGTTCCAGTAATATGCGTTTGCAAGACTTCTTGCTTTGTGCATAATGCAAATAAAAGTAGCTCGTTTGTTTACCGTTCCAAAACACTGATAGTTATATGCACTACACCATGAGCAACCCTTTGCAATAGGACAGAAAAAGCATTCATCAGTAGATTGTGTTCTTCTATCAACGCTATTCATTTCTTGACAAATCTGGCAATGCCGTTCTGTGCTCAAGATTCCGTCGTAAATGTTACCAATACATAGTGGTTCTATCTCTGTACCAAGGGAACTTTCCATATATCGAATACAAGGATATAAATCGCCCTTCCAGTCAACTGCGAGCATCGAGCCGGTTCCGCCACACCAGTTCTGCAGATCGTCTTGCATCATTGGCATAAAATTCTTTTCATCAAAAATGGAAACGAATACGTTTTCGTATAGTCGATTCTCAATCATGTAGTCGGCCAGCTCTTTTAGTTGCGAATATAATGTTCTTGCGTGTTCTTCAGTCCAACCTTCTTCATATACGCAATTAAGATTTATTTCGGTATATCCTTTTTCGATAAGACCCTTTACCGCTTCACATACGAACGAAACATTTTCTGGAGCGATGGTCATTTTACTACCCATATTCCCCTGAAATTCGTTCATGTAGTGTTCGACGGCAGCAATTGCAATATCATAACTTCCCCTACCATCTGGGAAAACTCTACAAGCGTCATGAAGTCTTTTGTTGCCATCGATGCTAATGCTAAAACTTAAGTGCTTTAAGTGCCGGCGTATGTATTTTTGAACCTCCGGCTTAAAATATAAAGTTCCGTTCGAACAGATTGATATACGATATCTGTTTAGCCATGGATGATCTCTTTCGATCATGGAGTTAATAAAGTAATCAGTTAGATCAGATACTAGACCTATTTCTACGAATGGCTCTCCGCCGATAAATTCTAGAATAATTGCTTCTGTGTCTGAATAATCACAGTAATTATCGTATTTACCGTCGAGAAGATCATCGATGAATTTCTTTCCAACCTCAAGCGGCATTACGTGCGTGTGCTTGTTGATTTGATAGCAGTATGTACACGCAAGATTGCACGCGTCAGTCACCTGGATGGTGACTGTACGCGTTGCATAACTTTTACGCTGTTCGGTTTTAAAAATGCGGCGAATATACTCATCGTATGTACCTTGCTTTATTTGCCGCATGAAACACAAGCCCCCGATTCGTTAACGGACAATTCACAGGTAGCAAAGTCCAGATTCCAGGACTGACCGTTACCAATACCAACAGAGTTAACCATTTCCTGTTTGGCTTTATTGTACATAACGAAAAATTCCTGATACTCATTATGATACTTCGCGAACATAGCGCTTTCTGTGTTCATGCCGTTTGAAAGCATCTGTGTAATAACATCCTTACGGCTTTCGACTTCGTACTGAAGGGCTTCAATTTTTTCAACGATTTCTTTGTTAACTACAATTTTCATAATAATTTCCTTTCTTTCATCCTGTCCAAACGGACGTTTTATTGAGTTTTTAGTTAAGCAACTCCGTACGTCTCTCCGGAGCAACTACCATAACATGTTGTTGAACATGTTGAGAAGCAAGTAGATTTACACTGGCCGTTGCATCCGCTGGAGCAACCAGAGCAGCCAGAACAACCGGAGCATTGGCTTGTGCAATCAGAACCACCGCAACCGGAACAACCGGCACAACCTCCGCAACCGCCTTCACAGCCACCTGAACAGCCACTAGCACACTGTGTATAGCATCCACCGTGGCATAGTGAGTAGCAAGAAGCATTACAATATGGGTCTCCTGCCGTGGTATAGCTAGAACCAGAGCAAGAATCGCAACGGTCACTACAACCTCCTTGACAATAACCAGAACAGCTACCACAGTTATTAGAGCATCCAGAGCCACAACTTGCAGAGCACCCGTCGCAATAACTACCATAACTTGTTCCGGCAGTACTTCCTGTACAACCAGAACAGCCGCTTGCGCACGTACCCTGACATAGTCCGGTGCAAGCGCTGCGGCAAGAAGAGGATGACCCTGTAATAGATTCTGACGCAAGTGCATTAACGTATGTTATGAGTTCTTCATCGAACGAAGAAGGGAGACTGTCGCCCTTTGAAACGAGTTTCAAATCCCCGTAATCTTTGATTTTAAGCAGTAAATCAATAGTCTTTTGACCATGTTCTGCTAGTATAAAACCGCCCGAAGTAGGAGCGGTAGTAAAGTCATAGCTCGACCCAGAATAGTCGGTAGCAGTATCTTTCACAGCATAGTTATAACCACCATCTGTACTTAAACTACCATAGTATTTTCTACGAGCCATTTCAGCTTTTATTTTAGTCTTTAGTTCTTTTATTTGTGTTGCTGTTAACATACATCATTACCCCCAAACAGAAGCGACTTGTGTCCAAGTACCACTACTATTTTTGTAATACATAATGTCTGTTGATTCATCAACATAAATCTTACCACCTGTAGAAGCGGAAGGAGCACCAGAACCGGTATTATAAATATCTGTTATTGCGATAGAAGTTACACCGATATCAGAAGCTGTCAGAGTAATATTTCCTGTTAATTTCTTTCCATTAATTGTTCTAGAAGTGGGAACTGCACCTAAACTGCTTATAGTAGGTAGATCAGCAGTTGTAGCAACCCTTGTACCCTTCCACAGAAGATTACCTGAGCTTCCTCCGATTGCAAGACCTGAAGAATATGGATATTCAGTAGCAGAAGCATCAAATAAACCACCAATGAATGATGTACCATCGACTTGGTCGGTACAATAACCATAGACCATTTTCTTTGCACCGCCAGCCGCAGGAATTGCAATTACTTGAGCAGCACTACCGTCTCTGCTATTGGTTACATCTTCAATGATAATATCAGAGTCTTGAACATCACCACTTGTACCGTCCCATCTGACAATAGCCTTGTTTGTTACCGTTTTAGCAGTGTCTGCTTTTGGCGGTCTAGTGATAGCGAACATCTTAGCGCCCTTTTGTACTGCTAAAGGAGTTACAGTACCGGTATCGCTAGAGAACGTGGTGCAACTAGCAGAGGGATAAACAATGGTTACACCCGCTTGAGATGCAGTTGCTACTGGGACGTACATATTATTTACTCCCGTGCCAGTACCAATATTTAAGTTGCTACTACCTCCGGTTGGAGATGATGGAGGGGTACTTGTGTATTTTGGAGTATGATAATAGTTGGTATTCGTATCAGTGCCAGTAATAGTGATATTGCCACTTGCGTCACTTGTAACACTTACGCTACCTGCACCGGTGATCTTATGAGTAGATGTAGCGGAGCCGTTTTCAATGTGATTCAGATACACATTGCCGTTGGTCTTTGCTGCGTTTGCGTTTGTATTTGTTGCACCAACAGTATTCTTACTGCTATAGTGCGTATCGGTGTCGGTGTTTGTCCAAGGTACATTAACAGCCAGATAACCGGTCTTATCGATAGCGACAGGGTATACTCTGCCAGAGGTTGTAGTAGCCGCTGCTGAGTCTACAGTCAGAGCTGTTTCGCTACGAAGCTTTGCTTTATAGCTTGTGGTGCCGCTTGTACCGCCGCTTCCTGTTACAGTCAAACCAACGCCTGCAGAATGTGCGTGAGAGGTGTTATTGTCGGTGTTCGGATTTGCTGGCATCTGGATAGAATCAACGGTTACTCCGGTAACGTGACCCTTTGCGTCGCGCTGAATGTTTACACCTGTGACAAGGTCAGTCGAACCCCAGGTTGCAGGAGTAGTGCTGCTTGCGTCTGCGCTCAGAGCGGCAGCGGAGTCTGCGGCAGGGGTATAGTGATTACCGACGGCGGTTACCTTAGTATCTGTATTGTCGCTTGCAGGGATCTTTACGGTATGTTCGCTGATTCCGGTAACGTGACCGGTTGCGTTTACAGTAACATAAGGTACCTTGAAGGTTCCGCCATATGCAGGGGTCTGTGCGGCACTATCGCCGTAACTGCCGGCGGTTGCACCTGAATTTGCATGAGAGATTGTTCTTGTACCACTGCTGGTAATAGCAGAGGTAGAATCAATTGCGATAGGAGAGGTGGCCTTCAGTGTAACACTGGTTACAGTGCCCTTAGGTTCATCGCCGGATGGTATCAGAACCCATGCGGGTTCATCAGAGCAGACAAATACGTCGCCAGCCTTAGCAGCCTGACTTGCGTATGTACCGTCCTTAATTACCTTATAAGTATCACCAACAGTGCTTGAGGACGCTGTGGGAAGCGCGGTAATAGTACCGCCTGTACCAAGTGAGCCCTTAAACACCATTGCAGTAGAGATGTCTGCTTTGGTGGCATAGTCACTCAGATCAACGCTACCGGTAATGCTTACACCGGTTCCGCTCTTACTTGCACTCAGAGTGAGTGGAGCAGTGCCAGAAGCGGTTACAGAACCAACACCGCCAAGAGAAGAAAGGGTGGGGATGGTTGCACCGGTAACGGTAACAACACCGTCGGAAGCGGTTACGCTTACAGAACCAGCGCCCTTGATGTTTACTTCGCCTTCAGCAGAGCCGTCGTAAGTTTCAACCACAGTACCATTTCCCTTAATTACTAAAGAATTTGGGTTCTTCAGAGAGGAGGGTACGGTTGGTACTGTAGGCATAGTAATCGATAGAGTTTGTTCAGTCAGGCCGGTAGTGTGACCGTACTTATCAACGGTTACCTTGGGAACCTTGATAGAACCTGACTTACCGGATCCACTAATGGTCACATCTGCGGTAGCACCCTTGGTAGTGCTTGTAGTAGTGTTGGGACCCTTGGTTGCGTGAGTAGCTGTATAGCTTACGCCGTTAGTTCCATTAGAACCAGTTAAAACAACTACGTCATCATCAGACGCACCAGCGGTGATCGTGAACGATGTAGTGTTGTTGTCGGTCCAAGGAACGTTGACATACATCTGGTTGTCGCTGTTCAGTTCGACAGGGTAATTCTTTCCGCTTTCGGGGAAGCCGATCTTGACAAGACCGAGAGTGTCATCTGTTGCGATGCCATAGGTGGTATCCTTGTCTTCGGGAAGAGTAACGGTCTTGGTGTTTACCTTGGTAACATGACCGTTGGTATCTCTGGTTACGCTGTCGACCACAGTGAAGGTACCGCCGTGACTGGGAGCGGCGGTAGAAGTGCTATCAGAGTATTTACTGATAGTGGGGTGTGCGGATGAAATCGTGATTTTGTCGTTAGTAGCATCAGCAGTAACGGTTACGTTGCTACCAGCTTCGATGGTCAACGAATCGGTCTTTGAGTCTGCCTCTACGGTTGTTGAACCAACAACGACCTTGCTGAATGCGTTCTGGTTTACTTCTGCTCCCGCAGCAATGCCAGAAAGCTTGTTCTTCTCAGTAGTGGTATAGTCGTTAGTAGACAGTCCCTTACCGCTTACCTTGTCGACCTTATTGCCAAGAGCGGCGCTGACCGCCTTGTTCTGAACGGGGTTTGTTGAGGAACCGTTAATAGCAGAGTCTACAACAACTGCTGCGGGGGTATCGGACAGATCTTTGTAGCTACCGCTTGTTGCTACGTCAGCCAGACCTGTGATCATAGAGGCCGGGTGAGAAGCGGGGTGCGAATAATTGTTTGCATTTGCTTCGATACCAGAAAGCTTATTCTTTTCTGCAGTAGTGTAGTCGTTTGTGGAAAGACCCTTTCCGTTTACCTTATCAACTTTGTTCGAGAGTTCGGACTTCGTTGCGTATGTTGCGCTGATGTTGTTACCTTCTGCGTCTTGCTTTGCAGAAGAGTAGGGGAGTTCACTGAAATTGCTAACCCCATCACCAAACTTGGTCATCACAACAGCAGGCTTGCTATCGGTCGCTTCAGAAACTAGGACGACCGCTTCTTCCCCCTCAAGTAAAACCGGATCTGCCGTCATCCATTCCTCAAGGGTAGCGTACTTACTTAATACACGAACGTTGAAAGTCTTTTCATTCGGCATTAGTGAATCACTCCTTTACAAAAATTTTCATGTATAGAAACGAGCCTGGAACAAATGTGTCCAGGTCTATTAATTTTCAAAGTAATGGTGGCTTTCGCCATGTTTTCAAAAATGTAGAATCCCCGCCACAGTAAAGTGGCGGGGTTCCAGACACATTATGTTAGCTTAAATTTAGCTTAGATATTCTTGGTTGCGGAACCGCAGTCCAGAACGATATAACCGGTAGCCTGAGCCAGATCAGCAATGTCATGACCGTGGTCAGCTTCTGCCTTACCATCCCAAGCGGAAACCTTTTCAGCGGTAATACCGTCCAGAACGGTCTTGTTTGCGTGTTCGTGAGCCTTGGAAACAGCATCATCCCAGCCGGTTACCTTATCGGCAGTAATACCGTCCAGAACGGTCTTGTTTGCATGGGTGTGTGCGCTGCCTTCCAGAGTAGTCACGCGACCAGCCAGAGCGGTCAGATCAGCAGCCAGAGCATACTGACCAACATTCAGAGCGGTAATAGCGTCATCAACGTACTTCTTAACAGTACCTTCGCCTGCGGGAATATCCTTCAGCTGCTTCTGCAGAGCAACGATAGCTTCGTTCATTGCTGCTGCATCATCGGGATGGCTCTGAATCCATGCAGCGATTTCAGCCAGGGTATCCAGAGATTCCTTAGCATCTTCACCAATCAGCTGTGCGGCCAGTTCTTCGTTAGCAATAGTGCGAACGGACTTGTTAGCGTCTTCGCCGATCAGGGTGTTAACCTTGCCTTCTGCGCCGGAAATACGACCTTCCAGTTCGGTCTTATCAGCTGCCTTCAGGTAATCGTCTTCAACAGCCTTTACGCGAGCTGCGATAGCAGCATCCAGTTCAGCAGCCTTAGCTTCAGCAGCGGACTGAGCAGCAGTGATCTTGCCTTCCAGTTCGGTCTTGTCAGCTGCCTTCAGGTAGTCAGCTTCGATAGCATCGATAGCTTCTGCGTTAGCAGAAATCAGACCGCGAACTTCTTCGTCGTCATACTGAGAATCAGTGATCATCTGAACAACGGTCTTGCCTTCGGTGGGTTCGCCAACCTTAGCAGCCAGAGCATCAACGTTGCCCTGAACGGCACTCTGTGCGTTGGAAATCTGAGTAGCAACTTCAGTCTTTACAGCCTTTTCAGCCAGAGCGGCTTCCAGACCGGTAACTTCGGTGATTTCATGACCGTGGGTCTTAGCAGCATAGGTGTTTGCCAGATCCAGAGCTTCGATGGACTTCTTGATTTCGTTCTTTACGGAACCAGCGGTAGCATCGTCGCCTTCCAGTACGTCCAGTCTGCCTTCAACGGCGTCCATTTCACCTTCCAGGGTGGTCACGCGACCAGCCAGAGCGGTGTCGTCATACTGAGTGAAGGAGAAAGCGCTGCCTTCTACGTCAACCCATTCGCCGCCCAGTTCCTTGGACTGCAGCTTGAAGCTGTTGTCAGCAACCTTAACAACCTTGTACTGGGTATTGGTGTCCTGAACCTTGCCGGAGATGTAGTCTGCCAGACCGTCGATTTCGTCAGCGGTGTATTCTGGCTTTTCGGAAGCCTTAGCCCAGTCATGAACGTCAGCAGCATATGCGGAAATGAAGTCCAGTTCGCTGTACTTCTTTTCGCCGTCGCCAACCTTTACCAGCAGGGCGGGTTCCTGATCAACAACGCCAGCTTCTGCGGGAACAACAACGATAGCCAGTTCGCCCTTCAGCAGAACGGGATCAGCTGCCAGCCATTCGGCATGGGTGTTGTACTTGTTACTTACTCTTACATTGAAAGTTTTTACATCAGCCATTTGGATTTATCCTCCTAAAAATGTGTAATAAAATAGTGCCTCGCCTTATTGGCTTAGCACGCAAAAACGATTTCAGTGTTTTCGGGAATGAATAATTTGGTCATGTCGAGGCTATTAACCTCCATCTGACCGTCTTCATGCACGGTCACACTGTTTTCGGCCTTGCTACTGAGAACCAGGCCTGTTTGCTCTTCTGTCGCTACGGACGCAGATAAAATACCGTTTTCGTCAACGGACAGGTTTCCGCTGACACCCGTAATCGCTGGAAGAGCGTTCAGCTTTTGTAGTAATGCGTCAGGGATCAGCTGTTTGCCTTCTTCTTTATGAACGAACTTAGCATCAGCTTCCTCTTTGGTATGTGCATCCAGGATGCCGTAACCAGCAAGAGTAGTGGCGAGGTTGGCTTTGTTCTTAATTACGTTCGAAAGTTCTTCGGAAAGATCTTCGGAAGATACTTCGGATTTGTAAGCAAGACCGCCAATATCACCAGAACCAGAGGTGGATATGACTACCGGTTTAAAGTCTTTTTCTTTTGTTACTGTATAAGGCCGCCATTCACCGTCAACCTTGATAGCAATAATGTTACCAACGCAATCCCATTCTTCAGCCCACGCAAGTGCTTCTTCCATGGACTCGAACTTGTTGCGGTAAGCAACTTCTTTCATTACACCGTTCTTGTCATAGAAGAACAGCTCTGAATACTTATCGTGGTCACTAGTGAAGATAATACTATCCTTAGGAACTACGTTATTTAGGATAGCAGAATCGATTCTAGATCTGCGACCATATGCAACTCTTACGCCCAAGCGATCACCTCCTCTCGTTTAGAAATGAATGACATCGTCTGAATCGCCAGTTGAACCACCAGACGAACTGCCGCCGGAGCCGCCGGTATTGCCGGTGTCACCAGTGTCGCCGCCGGAGCCGCCGCCAGATGAATCTTCGCCGGAGCCGCCGGAGCCGCTTCCGTCAAGAGACTCGTCGTCGAAGTCAATGACATCGTCATTGTTTTCCATAGAAGACAGGTTAACCTTGCTTCCGATAGGAGCGCCTTGTGCAGACAGTTGCAGGTACTGCTCTTCAGAGCTGTATATAATATCGTCGGCCTTCTTGGTTTCCAGATCGATCATGCGAGCCTCGAGAGACTTCAGCTGATCTGAATCCTTGTCGCACAGGAAGTCCGTAATATCCTTGGATTCGGTGATTGGTACCATAGTTGTGCCGGACTTTACGACCACGTTGTCATACATATCGATTGCAGTCAGCCATACTTCGATATTGCCGGGTACCTTGGTGAATCTAGTTTCCACACTCAGGTGGAACTTGTAGTAGTCTTTGTTGTATGGTTCTGCGTCCATGATAAGTCCTTCGGATTTACCGCAGCCGTTAGGCAGGATATATCGCAGGAGCATATCACAGTCTGCAATGTTCTTTTCTTCGAAATATTTGGGAACGATGAAGACCAGGGTGTCAGCATTCTTTTCGCCCTGATAAATGGTCGAATGAATGGTGGTTGTCAGGCTCTTATCAGTTCCCATCTTAATAGCGTACAAGTTTGTTTACCTCCTCTCTACTAAGATGTGGTTAGCCAGAAAAGCCGTTCTTCAGCATTCCCCATGTGAAAGGAGTGGTCTTTAGGCTCTCCGTATCTTCCTCAAGAGCATCAATGGCATCGCGATCCTCTTTTATAGCCGCGTCAATTTTCATCATGTTTGATGTCGACTGGTCACCGGCGAGTTCGGTTCTAAAGTCGATGAAGCGCTTGCTGGATTCTGATTCTGGAGTGAGTGTAAGACCAAGATTTGGAGATGTACTCATAATTGGCCTCCTATAAGGTTATATAATCGATTTCTGATAACGACACTGAATCCCAGGATGATAGTGATAGGTATCCGCCAGACCCCTGGTCTACTTCGGATAGTCTTCTGTATCTAACCATGGATTCTATTGCGCTTGTATTCAGAGTGAGTGTGTTATTGCCAGCACCGGTAGTTTTGGATGTCGCCGTATTAACGCTACTGTCGAGCTTAATGATTACAGACTCTGATAAGCTCTTTGTAGACATCCCACCTATAGTTGATGCATTCAACTCCAGTACGGCGTGTACTGGCTGGTAGACCGTCTTGCTGGCTTCTACCGATGACTGAATGACCGAAATGGTGTTGGTGCACGCTGCGTACAACGTTCTCAACGCTGACACCGTGCTTTCAAGCAGTTCGGACTCAGATGGTGCGAGCTGTGTATATTTGACCAACGAAACAGTTTCGATAACAGCGTCTAAACTTATGTCGTTAATCAAGTTCTTTACAGAAACAAGTTCGCTTACGGTACCAAGCGTGGTCGTTATTTCGAATGAGGTGTTTTCTGGCTGAATATATTTCCGAAGTGCAGCCAGGGCTTGGCTTGCATTCAGGAATATCGTCATCGATCCGGAGATGTCGGTTCGTCTTGTCAGGTATCTGATAATCAAATCGATTTCCTCAATCTTCTTATCGATAACAACCAGTAGCTCTTTAGTTTTATATCCAACTTGAATGGAGTACTTGTGGTTGTTTTTACCTACAGTGACATCGTACTTCTGCAACTTAGAACACCTCCGTTCTATTTATTAAGAAGCAGCAGGGGGTTCTAAAGAAACTTTTAGTTGGTTGGCTTTGATTGTGATGACGGTATTAGGCTCTACCTTTCTGCTGATAGACAGATTGTTGTAGAACAAAAGGTTTCCGCCAGTAGCTGCGTCGAAAACAGCATAGTGTGTCATAGTACCCCAGTCGGTCTTGCTTTCGGGGAATGAAACTGCTGCTGAGTTTGTAATGACGCCGTTAGTGGGTTCGGATAAGTTGCTAAGTTGGACTCTTGCATATCCGGTCCCGATAGTTGATGGTTCGGTGCATGCGCCAGCCACGGTTGGAGTCGTACTGGAAAGACCGATATAGTATGCGGTTGGAAGGGCAGGAGATGTCTTTGTTTTAAAAAGATTGCCCATTACCACATTCTGAAAATAAGTAGTATTCAAATGTCTTCACCTCTTACTGTATGAATGCCTGATCAATGTTCCGCCGAATGTCGATTATGCCCTGACCGGGAATTTCGAACTCCTTGAACGTGTCGAGGATAGAAATTTGATATACATATCGACCGTGCAGTCCAACGGTATTCTCTGACTTGATCTTCACGGACGCAACGCAAATAACACCGTCTTCGTTTTTTTCTAGCGTAGCTGGGATGACGAATATAGGTGAACCGTTTTTGTCGGCATAATTGACCACGGAGAACCGTACGGTACAACCGTTTGCATCAAACTCACCTCCAGAAGGAAGGACGAGATTGAAATTGATGCTCTGTGTTTCTCCGCCGATGAACGAAAGCTCAGGTAAGTTGTAGATCGGATTACAAATCATCTTGCTTACCCTCCGATATTTACAGGGAATTCGCAAACAAACTTAATGGTCGCAGATGTTGCATTGATTTTCAGCACATTCTGCCCACGAACCATTCTGAAGAACTTTTTGTTAAAGCTATCGTATAGGTTCATGCTGAGATTGTTTGTAATTACCTGGTTTTGATTGTCGATTGAAATAGAAAGGGGCGTGCCAGTCTGCAAGCCCGTGAATTTAAACTCTCTGTCGTTATCAGAAGTATTTACGATTGAAATATCGCCGCCAGCAGACGTTTCGATTACAATCTGCGGTCTGTAAAATCCGTTGTAAGTACTTCTGTTGTAAAGAACGAAGTCCGTTTCCCCAGAAACATCTACGGTCTTTACTTCCGGGAATGTGTATGCGAAAGGGGAGTCGCATGTTACGTTGCATGAAAACGCCCATGGCATATTGCCGTAAGTGATCATTTTCAGGTCGGTGATAATACACCGATATCTAAACGTTTCCATGTCGCTCTGCGAAATCTCTAGCCACTTCCATGTATCATGACCTATCAGCCACGCAGCAATAGCCTCGACCTCAAAACGATCAAGATTTCTTGCCGCGTCCACCGACTCCATGTTTGCACCGAATACAAGTGTGTATTCAAGAGGTTGATTTTGTGTGAGCCCATACATCAGGGAGTCGTATCTACCGGCGATTCGATCTTCCTGAATCTCGCCTGGTTTAAACGATGAATCTCCCTGAGTGTTTGAACCAAAATCGTAAACCATCAGCCCGTACTCGCTGCAGGGGAGTCCATCGAACACGAATTCATATCCAAAGAAAGCCAATGGTTGTCCTCCTTGTTTTTACTGATTTTCTTCGACGGAAGCTTCTTCGACGGCTTCTTCCTGTGTGGGAATGGGGTATTCGACAACCATAGCACTCACCATGCTGCGAATGTCGTCGAGTACGCTCATGCATCCATACATAGAGCCAACGTCCTTGCGACCGGACACAGAGATAGTATCCATGGTCTTGATTACTGCGTCGATTCTTTCAATAATTTGCTGTTTTGCTGTATTCATTTATTTCTCCTTTTATTCCTTATTTACTTCATCTCAAACCAACTACCACTTGATCGAATAAACGTCGTCGCATTAACCCACACGCCGTTGTTTCTAACAAAAACTTCGGCAGGTCTTTGGTTTATATAGATATATCCTCCAGCAGCGGGTGGTTTTGGTGCAGTTCCGGATGTCTTAAACGTCTGAGCTCCTAGCCACGATGTGCTTTCCGTCCACTCTGTAGACGTGTTAGGGGCTACGTTCACAACATAGTCAGTACCAGCTACAAGGCCGGAAACAGTGACAGTAAAACTTGTTGATTGGCCACCGGTTGACCATGAGTCATAAACTCCAGCCGTTTCCGTTGACTTTCTCACAAATACTCTGAAGTGTGTGTACCACGGAGTACTGCCTGCACTTTGTGATATAGTAATAGTTACGCTGTTATTTGTAACGGCAGATACTGTGAAACTAGCCATATACCCACCGCCCTATCATGATAATTTGAAATAGACCTGACCTTCGATAGCATCATCCGGCGGATCGTCGTACCCATAACCAGTACCGGGCGTTAAAGCAAAATAACCACCTATTTTTGTGTAACCGTCTGACGAGCATAACACAAACGCGGTTTCAGGTCCGTTTGCTATATATGTGTTGTACCCACTATTAGCCTTAACTCTTACGGAGTACTGGCTCTGTATATCGAAAGCATATGTGTCGGTTTCTTTTAGAGAGATAGTGCCTACCTTACCTCCGCTTTTATCCAGCAGTGATATTTGATCGCCATATAAATTAGGGGAATAAATATTTTGTGTATCTATATAGGTAAGGCCTTCCTTTGCGGCATCAGCGACCTCCTTTGCAACAGCGGCGTCCTTCTTTGCTTCTGAGGCTAGTGCATATGAATCACTTCCGGTTTCGTCTATACTATCCCAGCTGATTGATGATCCAGCGCCCATATTGATGGCCCCTGTTATGGTGCCGTTGATCGTCACTTCGCCATTAGTACTAACAACAAACGAAGGTGTATTGGTATTTTTGTTAATTATCGTCAAACCGTTTAATTCGAGATAATCAGACACAAATTTACCACCGGACATCATATTAATACGATTCCCGTTGGAGTCGAGTGCGTAATAATTTGCACCAACAATGTCTCCTGAAAACGAGCCACTACTTGCAGTGAGATTTCCTTTGTCGTCCACGACAAACTTTCCGTCACCAATATTTATGCTACCGCCTGTGATAGTCCCGCCGCTAATTGTTCCGCCTGTGATTGTACTACTGCTAATGGATCCGGAAAACTCACTGTCAGTTGCTGTAATTTTCCCGGAAAACTCGCCGTCACAGCCCTCAAGTTTGCCTTTGATATGGATGTTGCCATCTGTATCTACCCAGAACTTAGCGTTTGCTTCGTTGAATGCGGTACCATCCGTATTGATTACTGGATATGTACCGATACCGAAGCCAAGGGTTGGATCGAGTATGATATGCCTATTATTCGAAACGATATCAAACTTAGCGTTATGAAGAACAGCGCCGTTCCCGTCTACCTTAAAAACAGAAACCCCGCCATCCTGCTTTTCGCTTTCAATAACTAGGTTCTTACCGGCTATCATCGTGCCAACAATATTTGGAGCAACCACACCCCATGAAGGAGCTACAGTAACGCCGTCGGACTTGAACTTCTTTACATTCTTATCATAGAAGGCACCGATAGCCATCTTAGCGGTCTGCCAATTGTCGTCTGTGAAGACGATGCTGTTATTTATAATCGCAATCTGCTCGGGTTCGTATCCGCCATTACCGTCAGACATACGGCAGTGAATGCCGCTCGAATCCCAACTGACAGCGATGTTGCTACTGGATAAAATGTTGTTTTTAGAAACATCGAGCGCAGAGGTCATAAAGTTCTTTACGTTTGTGGACGCTCCGCTGTCGATAAAACTGTTGTAACTATACCGCTCTGTGTTTACGGTTCTACCCATAGACACGCTTTGCTCGAGCAGATCTACAAGTTCAAACGATGGGTCGTTCGATTTGTAGCTATTGCTGAAGTTAAGCGATAAAGAACCTGCTTCACCGAAGTCGATTTTTGCACCAGTAAAAATAGGAGTCAGAACATTATCTCCATCTTCTGCATCGATATATATGTTATCGCCCAGCGTAAGAGCTTTCTTGAACGCCTCGAACTCCCTTAATCTTAGGAAGTCTGCAGACGTTACGCTAAAGTTATATGACGGGTATGCCAGTCTATCCAGACATTCCTGCCCGTAATCATACAGATCCCACGCAACGGAATGAGACTCGTATTCCGTAACATTCGTTGTAAAATAACTCTTTGCGGACGAGAAGTTGAGCGATACGGATGTACCAACCATGTATGAAACGCCAATTGTACCATCTACTACGGTATCATCGGTAATCGATTCACACGTACCGGTTACGGTAATACAGCCGCTCTTAAACGCCTTGCCAAGAATCTCACCGTCGCCAATATAGCAGCTCAGTACGAATCTATTGGTGCTCTGGTTTCTTTCTAAAGATGCGCTGATTACCTTCGCAGAAAACGATCCGATGGGGGAGGGGACAGCAGCCTGTTCTGTAAATGTCACGGTTCCCTTTTTGATTGAGTAAGTATCTGAACCGCCGACCCTAAGAATTTTTGTTACTTCGCAACCGGAAAATGCGATGCTTTGCGATCCTAAATCCGAGAAGATTCCTGCGTCCGAATAACTCTCTACAGGAGAGACTACAAAACTTGCCTCTTCAATTCCATCCTCGATGAAATATCTGTCAAGCGCCAAGAACTCTTCGCGTGTGAAATTGTTTTCTATGCTGACAGAGTTGATTATGGCAGTAAGTTCTTCTGTCAACGAAGATTTTTTATCCTCTATTTTTTTAATTAAAGCCTTCTGGTTGGTAATCTCTGCGTTTTTATCAGAGATCTTCGCATTCACTTCGGAAAGCTTTGTGTTAAACTCAGCGTAGTCAGCATGGTCGGATGTGATTGATGCTAGATACTGTACGTATGTTGACTTGCTGTTTTCTAAAACCGCAAGTTCCTCTTCAAGCTTCTTAAGGGCGTGCTGCTCTGTGAATATTTCGGAGGTCTTCAGCGTTCTGGAAACGGATGTATCGTAGAATAATTTTCTGTTATCATTGACTTTTTTCTTCCAAGCATTCCACTTATCAATCATTTCCTTCGTGAAGTAACTTTCATTCATGAAGTAATCTAGGTTGTAGATTTTATCCGTACCGAGCGGGTTTACCATTCTAATATCCAGACCATCCGCGCCTGCCACCGAAAGAACGGTTACAATATCCTCGGTGTTTTCTTCCACCTCAAATTCTTTAATCAGGTTTGATGTGGAAAGATACACAGGTTGTGTGGTTGGTTTTGAGGTCGTAGACCGTACGTTTACGACCCTGTTATATGTGTCAAACTCAAAAATACACCCGTATGTCTTTTGAAGGGTGGACTTTGCGAAATCGTACACATTTACATTTCCGGACGAAAATGTGCGATACTTACCTATCAGATCGTCGTCAACACTTCCGATAGACCACGATGGCACATACGACATCATGATTCCAAGGACGGTTGATTCAGGAGACATGAGGTTATAAAACTCGTACGTACCTTCTTCGAGGCTCATCTTTTTGCGGGTGAGCTCGTATTCGAGCGAGTACGCCTTACAACTCTTAATCTCTGCAGGACCGGACTTGGTTATTTTGGGATTGGAAAGAATGAATCTTCCTAGATCCACTACGTCCACAACTCTCTCGCCAACAACAAGATCATATCCCGGAGTTGGTTCGCCCTCGACCTGGGCGGGTAAGCCAAATGAAAGGGTAGAAACCTCGTTGTATTTCGGCTCTACAGAAACGTTCATTGCATACCCGAGAGTCTGCAGGTCAGTATCGTCCGCGTTTTGAAGGACAAGCACTGGACGTTCTCTTGGATCAACCTTTGAAAAATCAATAACCAATGGTTGTACCTCCTTTGCAATATAATAGGGTGGGGCGGAGTAAACCGCCCACACCCGTGATAGTGTTTATTTTAAAATGGCATTTCCGATTGAGGATACGCCTCGTTTTGTGAAAGCTTCTTTCAGTTCACTTAATGCGCTGTTCGCAGCAACGCGACCATATCTCGCAGCATCTGCTTCGCTCATAGAACCATTATGGCTGATATGGACCTCTACATGAGGACTGAACACCATGGATGTCTCTCCATTATTACCAATGCCTGGTATCAAACCAAGGCCAGGTTTGGAGTACCCACCGCGTCCTGTGACAAGTGCGTGTAGTTTGGATAGGTTGATGCTCTTACCAAACTTCTTTGAGAAGTACTCTGCAATATCGACTGCCTTGTACATATTTTCTGCACGAGACTCATCGATTACAGATTCGCCTTCTTTCAGGATAGCAAGAACCTCATCTTGCTTCAGGGTGGAACGACCCACAGCACCACCGGAGTGGAACTTCTTGATGTCGTACAGTTTCTGATTGCCAAGCCACCAAACACCGTTACCATCCTTTGTGATTGGTTGTCCTAGATATTCGGACAATCTATTCGCCAGTATTTGGTTGTGATCTTCTAGCTTTGCGTTATCGGCTCCGGCTGTACCCCATAGTGCGGAGTTTGCCTTCATCTGCGATACTACCGCATTGCCGACTTCATCCCTTGTAAGAGTATACAGAGGTTTTCCGTCGGGACCATACCAAGTGCCGTCTCTGTATTCGATCTTGTTGTCAGAAGATGCGTTGTGCTTGCTTGCAATTTCTTGGTTTGCGTTTGCGTAAACGCTTTGATCGGCAGCCGCCCACCATGAAAGCGAATTTGCCTTCATGTTATCCGCGGCTACTTGAACATTCTTGTCGGTACCACTAGGTGTGTTACCTGTTGCGAATGCACCGGTAGTATATCCTGGAGCGCCGGATGTAGCAGAGGAACCAACAGTAGTTCCATCGGCGTTCATCGCTCCGATAAACGAACCATATCTCTGTGCGGCAGCATACGCGGAATTCCACGCAGACTCAAGATCCTTCTGCAGAGTGTTACCATAATTGGTATTCCAGTTAACCAGGTCTTGGTAAAGCGAATCCCAGCCTTCCTGTATTCTGGTAATGGTTGCTTGATACAGTTTTTCTGCGCTATTGAGTGACTCTTCAAGAGCCTCTATTTCAGCATCTTTGCCTTTTTCGTAGTTCTCGAGTTCTTTGTCGAGAGCCTCCTGCTGGATTTCAAGGCTGTGATCAGCCTGCATTTCGCCAATTTCACCGAGCAGTTCGCCTAGTTCAACTTCTAGGCCGGCTCGCTTAGCGGCTGCTTCGCGGCTGTCGTCAAGGGAGAGGAGGTCGATCTGGTTCTGAAGTTTTGAGGCTTCTTCTAGCTTTTCAGCTATGCTCTTTTCGTAATCTTCCTCTTCCTTAGTGAGATCAAGCATTTCTTTCTTTGCTTCAATGATCTCTCTGTATTTGTCAAGCTCGTCCTCGATGGCTTTGATCTTCTGGTCTTTTTCCCATTCGACCATTTCCTGAGTGAGCTCAAATATTGTTTGGATGTTATCCTTTTGGGACTTCTGTCCGCTTGAAAGGTTTGCGTAGTACTGACCAACGGAGTTTGCAGCGGTCTTGCTGAGCGCCTCCATCTTCTTGATCTGTTCGTGCGCATCGTCAAATATTTCATGACTCCAACCCTTGGCTAGACCGGATACCTTTGCGAGCTGCAGAACGGAGTAGACCATACCCCATGTGGTGTCTGTAGCTTCGATGGTTTGTCCGGTAAGTTCCTTGAGCAGGTTAATGTTATCTGCGTCAACGGCAGCCTGAATCTGCTTTGCGTAGGAAAGGGCAGAAGTAACCACCATTTCCTCGGTACGAGCCTTGATTAAATCTTCTACGGCCTTCTTGTCCATGACAAGCATGCCGTTTTCATCGGTCAGATAATCAAGGTACTTCGGACCCAGTTCCAGAATTGACTGCAGAGAGTCTACACTTAGGAGTCCTGTTTCAGCATATTCGTTCGCAGCGTCGGACAGGGTAGAATATACATTTTGTGCTGTATCTACGAGAGAGTTGCCCTTTGAAATGACTTCATTCCACTGACTGATTATCTTGTCGCTACCATCAATTATTTGCTTTGCATACTCTTGATTTTCCTTAGCGAGCTTGTCGATGTCATCAATGATTTTCTGGTAATCATTAGCCATATCTTCAGACATACCAGAAAGCACTTCTTGATTATTTACAACGACCTGATTTGTGACGTCATCGTAAGAAACGCCAATTCCGGCTTTTGCGAGTGACGCTGACTTGGAAGCAATCTTGGCTTTGTTTGCGTTGATTATATATTCGAGGGCTTCTTTTTCTAACTCATATTGAGCAACAAGTTCTTTTGTAAGATCTACGTATCTCTCCAGATCATCTGTCTTGTTTAACTCAGACTCTATCGAAGCAATTCTAAGCTGTACAGATTCTAGCCTTTTTAGGGCGTCGTACGCACTGTCGATTTCCTTTACGACTCCGGAATAAGATGCACCGGGCCCGTCTTGTTTTTCTTTTGATGGTAAATGAGCGTCTATATATGACCTTATAAATCCATCTAGCACACTTTGCTGAGCTTCGGTCTTGCTATTGTACCCAATATAATCCCTCACATACATCGCGAGGTTTTCCTTATCGTCTACCGTCAGGTCTCTTCCGAGCATTTTGCTCATGCGGCTTGACTGGGTTTGTATAGCGTCGAAAACATCAACCATAAGTTTATTGTTTTCTTGACTTGTGTACTCTTTTACGTATGTGCTCAGTTCTGTATAGAAACTAGATATCTTTTTATATAAATCTGTGCTTGTTATGCTAGAATCCGATATCGCCGCTCGTTCTAGTTTGTCAAGGATAAATCTATATGACTCTAGTGCCCGTCTCGCGTCTTCAACCGACCCGTCTCCCGCTCCAAGTTGCACATTTATATTATCCGAATAAACGCTTGAAGAATAGGAAGACGTATATTTTGACGACTCTATTAAGTCTTTCGCCGATCGATAGGCTGCGTCGCTTGCGCTTGTATTGACGGTTCTTTCTGACATATATGCAAACGGATTTGGCGTATTGACAAAATCATTTAGATTTTTTTCCGCAGCATTCATACCGCTAATAGCATCGGTTCTAGCGTCGGCTATCTTGGCATTTATTAATTCCAGTATAGCGTTTTTATAACTACCATACTTTTTAATCAGGGAATCAATCTGATTCTCTTCGACTCCTAGTTTGTCGATTAAGTCTTGAGTGCTATCGATTAAGGCACGCTGAGACTCATCACTTACATCAAGTTGTTGATCGTATAAACTTATTGCTTCCTTTGATTCATTATACGCACTAACTACATCGCCAAGGCTCTTTGCGGACTCATTGCTCTCATTTATGGCTTCCTGTCTTGCTTCCTTAACACTGTTTCTATACGCACTCCACGCAGCAACAGCCAGTGTTATAGCAATAATGACTCCGCCGAGTACCAGTTTTGTCGCAGACAGAGATGCGTTTAGTGTATTCACTCCGGTGGCCGTTGTTGTAGAAGCCGCTCCTAATGCCTGTGTAGCTGCCGCTCCTTGAGCTGCGTACGCAGAAACACCACTAACGGATGTAATTAAGTCATCGGACGCGTCTGCTACATCAGATATGCTGTTAGCGATAGCTGCTGCTCCGTTAGCAGCATTCGAAGCCGAAAATAATCCTTTTATTGCATCTATAACTGATGATACTGACGAAAATCCGTTTAGCGCATTCTTGACAGACAGTGCACCTATTACTCCGGTGATTATTGTCGGTAGTCCGCCAAGTTTATTTGTGAACTCGGCGATCGAGTTTGCTAAATTCAGTAATTCAGTTCCGAAATCTACTACTGCTTTTACAAGATCGGAGTTTATAAGTGTCGTAGACAGTTCCTGATATGATGCCTTGAATTTAGATATCTTACCTTCGATGCTATCTAAGTACTTTTCGTTTTCAGCCAGAGCAGATCCGGTGGCATTTGCTGCTGTCTTCAAGACATTTTCAGCGACGTCAAAGTTAGATAGCAAAGACGTAATTACATTTGCGTTTCTCTTACCGCCAATGAGTTCAATTATTGCAGACTGATCGATATTGGATAGTTCGTCCCATACATCAGAAAGTTCTTTTAATACCTGATATGTAGACTTGAATGTACTGTCGTTAATCTGAATATCTACTTTATTTCCGGTAAGTGCTAGTATCGATTCACGTAGTTCCGATACACTATTTGCCATTCCGTCAGTACTTTCGCCAGCCTCTTCGGCCTCTACTTTGGCAGCACGAATAAACATGGAAATAGTCTTCAGTGCAGTGCCTACGGTTTCCGGGTTTTGAATGACGCTGTTTGCTGCGGTTACCAACGCAATACTTTCATTCAACTCATTGTTTGCAGACGCAAGAGCTGAAGCAGATTTCTTTAGTGCTTCGCCAATGCCTACGGACGAAATAGCGAAATTATTGCCTACTTCGTTGAATTTATCAACAATCATCATGGCGTTCTCGGCTTCAATTCCGAATGCCTTCATGGTCGAAATGATACTCTCGGTTGCCTCGGTAATGTTATTGATGCCATCGCCTACATTTTTATAGATAATGGCCGCATCTGCTAACGAAGATGCTTCGTCTAGAGAATATCCAAGCCGAGCGAAGTCTGCGGTGGCCGTTACGACATCTGATATTGTAGTACCTAGTTGTTTAGCTCTATTCGCTGCGTTTGATAAGAACGTATCGTATGTGCTTGCTGTTTCGTCGGTAACTTTACGAAGCTCTGTCATTGCGGTGTCGATTTGACGTACCGCATCGACCATCTTTTTTACTTCTTTATATAAAAATGTAACGAGTTTTCTAGCTGTATCCCATAACGTGAATTTCTCAGCAAGCTCTGTGAGGCGATCCTTTATGGATTTCGTGTTCTTTCCAGCGGCAATAATCGCTCTGTCATACTCTCTTATATTATGTGACGCCTTTTTAATTTCATTGGAAATCCTATTGAAATCCTTTGTTGTTGTCGTCGTAGGATCCAATTCATTGAGAAGACTACTCATCTTCTCAATTTCTCTTCCTCTGGCTGCGTACATTTCTCTAGTAGACCCAAAAGCCGCTGCAGTCCAACTATTTTGCTGCTTTTGAGCCTTTTCTATTTTCTTGCTAATCCTATCATACTCACGATAGTATAGATCCATAGATACTAATTCTTGCTCCATACTATCATTCGTAGAGGATACTGCTGCACTTGTTCTGCTAGCGCTAGAGGTTTTGCCGGAAGAACTTTTCGTTCCAGAACTTACATCTCCGGCAACAATTTTACCCTCAAGAACAGAAGCAACCTGCTCTTGAAGTTTCTTTAAAGCGGGCTTAGCATTAAACTCTGAAATGGTTATCTTAAGCCCTTTTGAAATATCTTTTTTGCTATTTAGCTCGGTTAATAAATTAGTAAGGTCTAATTTGAGCCTTCTTCGCGTTTCGGCGATGTTTAGACTAAAAACTAGGCCTCTTTTTGCAACTCGCTTATCCTCGTTTAATTTCTTGACGAGTTCAGTGAGCTGATCTTGAATAAGTTTACCGGTCTTACCGCTAAGGGCGCCACCGCCCTCCATGCCGAAAAGCAAACCTACGTCTTGCTTTCTTGTGGCCATATTTTCACCGCCTTATAAAAAGAGACATAGCGAAAAGCTACGTCTCAGTTGTTTTTTTGATTAGTTTTTAAAATGATGGGCGTTCGTATAATCACTTCCGATTACAACAGATACATTCCCTTTATTTTTTGTGAGAAATTCAATTACTGATTTCTGGATAAATAGAAGAGCTTCTCGCTTAGGACGGCTCTTCATAATGACATTACCGTCATCGTCTTCGTGCATCTTCCACATGCCACCAGAGGCACCCGTGATATCTTCGTGTCCAGCCCACGGCCCGTACACGCTTCCACTAGCGTCGGTACCGTTGTTTAGAAGCGCTACTATATTATCGACACCTTGTGGGTACTTTTTTTCATACAACGAACTTCGTCTGATTGCGCTTGGATCAAAATGAATCTGTATCTCAAAAGTACCATTACTATTCATAGTAACTGGACCCCTGGTTATAGATGATCCGACATCTCGTATTGAAGCGGGCAGGGAGCTTCGAATTATTTCAATCAGCTCATCTGCCTGCGCTTCCATATCTTTTATGGTACGAACCTTACCACCGCCACGAAGCCTTTTGTTCCCTTTAATAGCATCTAACACGGCCTTATTGGATGCTTCTTTGATATGATTGAGATTTTGCGCCTTTGATACTTTCTTCATTAGGTCGCTTGTTGAAATCATTATTTTGTCTTCCCAACTCTTTTAATTTCTTTGCGTTCGGACTTGGTCTGATCCATATACGCTTGCACGATTTTCTCCTCAGAGAATCCGCCAGAGATAACCATGCCTAACATCTTGTTCAGATCCTCTGCGTTAAAACCGTCAAGTGCGTCCGTTAGCTTATCTTGTGCGTCTACAAACTTCTGCATACTTGCCTTAATGCTGTTTGCCATGGTGTCTTTCTCAAAGGCAATTCTTTCTTCGACGGCATATTCAATATCCCAGACATCCTTGATGATATCCTTTGTAATACATTCGTACAGGCTATTGTTCATGCAGATCTCGTAAGATTCTGCAATATCTTTGGGCATGGTTAGATTAGTGTAATGAGAAATCACACCTTCTCTGACCAAAAACTTGACCAGTTCTGGTACATATGTTCCGTCTTCCAGGAAGCACGAACCAACCACATCGTTAACCAGTTCAATAAGTTCGTTCACGGTAAGCATGTTCTTGACAGTAATCTCAAGCCCGTTCCAGTTAACGGTGTGGGTGCTTTCTGGTGAATTTTCCTTGATAGCCTTTTTAAGAGCAGCAAGTGTAACCGCATTATTTTTCTTTGCCATATTTATTTTCCTCCTTTAATCCGTGCGCGCTTTTCAGCGCGTCTTAACCGCTGAGCCTCTTCGTGTTCAATCCATCCTCCATATTTGAGGACACGCACGACCCAGTAGTGTTTTATGTCAGGGTAGTTATACCAAAACAGCTTTCTCTTTATAGGAGCCTTCTGGTCTGGCATACCCTTTACTTCAACGACAGCCTCGGTGCCGTCGGTGTATTCAATGTAAAAATCAGCAACGTATGTAATTGGTAGAACCTTTTTACCGTTACGAACGAATTCCGGCTGAAGAATATATTTCTTCTGCATTTCGTAATTCTTTATCTCACCGCTTTCGACGCCCGGGAGGATAACCTCCTTGTAATAATCCATTTCCATCTTGCTGTCGAAAACAACGCCGTTAAACTCACGTTGCTTGCCGTCTTTCGAGACGTTATACTTTGATCTTTCTTCGTTTTTATCCATATCAATAGAGTAGAATAGGGGAGGGCGTAAACCCTCCCCGACATCTTACATATCCGGTTTATTCCTCGTAGGATTCAACTACGGGATCAACTGTTTCTTCTACAGGAATATCCTTGATTTCAGTGATAGTATCTACAACTACCTCTACATCCTTTTTCTTTTTGCTCTTCTTCTGAGCTTCAGCGGGCTTTCTGGAATCGAGAATTCTCTGCAGATAAATCTGTCCGCACTCAGGTGAACAAGAAACTTCCTGCCATCTGAACACACCGGGAGTACGTACTGCGCTTCTGCATGCTTCGTACTCCTTGCCGCAGACTCTACAAATTTTCTTTGGTGCCATTATAGGTCACCTCCAATTATGCAACGTCTTCGGTGTTTTCTGCGAATACGATGTAGGTCCACAGGGATCCGTTTGCACCGCAAGCACCAGCCAGGGATTCTGCAGTGAAACCATGAACGGTCTGGTCGCCGCCCATATCCAGAGAGAATTCGCCGCTGAAGTCAGCCTTAGGAATGAAGAACTGAACTCTGTACAGGTTGCTGCATACGTCTTCACCGAATGCGTCTACATACAGAACAGCCTTCTTGGAATACTTGTCGCTGATGTTTTCCAGAACACTTGCGTTGATCTGTCTGGTGTAATATACAACCAGTTCGGTGCCGTCTTCCAGTTCGCCAGCGTTGAATTCGATGGTCTTGGTGCTGGGGGTGTAGGTGAACTTGCCAGCAGCAGTAGCATCAGCCTGGGTCATTGCAATGCTGGTAGCAACGCCGTCCTTCTTCACAACGATGTTTTCGATTTCATTGCCGGTGGTGCCAACAGCCTTGAAGCTGGTGATTGCCTTGTTTTCGGCAACGGTCAGATAATCGGTCCACAGAACAGTGGTCTTCTTATTTTCGAAAGAACCACCGGTCTGAGCTTCCATCAGGCCACCAGAAACCAGACCATTGGTGCCGGTGATGGTGACAGCCTTGTTTCTCTTCAGAGAGTTCAGTTTTCTGCCGGACTTACCGGTAATGTCAACCTTTTCTTCGGTGTTGGCGATGTTTGCATTCTGCAGTTCGTCCAGAACGAACATCAGGTCGCCGGTCAGCACGTCGAATGCGGTGATGGTTTCAAGGCTAGTGATGGCAATATCATTTACATTTACCATGATCTTTTCCTCCTATTTATTTGAGAGCCAGTTCAATTCGTTCTGGCTCAGCTTTTGTGCGTCAACTGTGCCAAAATAGACGCCACGCATCTTGTTGTCATAGTCGACCTTTTTAATGACTTGTCGAACGCTCGCGTTAAACTGATAGATTGAGAGTTCTCGTGTCCCCTCGAACCCATATTTGTATTGCTCTGCGTTTACCATTGCGACAATCAATTCTTCGAGCTGCGAGTCTCTGCGTCGGTTTTTATTCCGTTTCATCTTTGTTCTCGCTCGCTCAATCATGAAGTTACGCGCAGCCGCATTGGCTGGCTTTTTTGTGTTCTTTTCAAAATGATGTATCTTCCGCAGGGTATCAGCGATTGCGGCGTGAACCGCTCTGTTTATCTGAACCCCTGTGGATTTATTAAGCAAATAAGGCTTTCCGTCTTCTTCTACCAGCTCAAAGCCTTTTAGATCAAGGTCTCCGAAAATCATAGAGGTGTCGCTTTCTCTAAGCTCGCCGAAGAGCATTAAAAAAAGCTCATACTCATTGATTTCGGAAAAATCAATTCCGATATCATCGAGCTGAACCATTAGGTCTATGGGCATCGCGGTAATAAGGGTAACGGTTTGATAGTAAGCATCCTCATTGTCTAGGATTTCACCGACTGTAGGGATCATTATGCTAATCTGTTCTGTTACCGGGACGGAGCTCTTGTACAGGATGTTTGTCGTCTTCATACGCCTTTCTTCCTGTTGCTTGGAATTTCTTTGCTATTCGGACCCGGTCTGTTAAACTCGCTGGCCGTAAATGTGAGCACCTTGCCCTGATAATCTGCAATTGGAGCGAATCTCCGAGATGATTTTAAGTCAAGGGTTCCCAAACCGTACACACGGCTACCGTTGATTAGTTTACTGATTTCGCTTACTATCTTGTCCACACGGACACCGCCTTCTGGAAGGCGCATTTTGCTTTTATGCGTAAACACCCAAATATAAAGAATTGGGTTGAGATACGTTTTACTTAGAACTCTTTCCACATCCACGTCACAGCAAATGTATGTCTGCGCGTGTTCTGTGGTTTCTGGTATGTACTCATACGGAAAAACTTGTGAGTACATTAACTCACCCGGATCTGCAATATCTCTACCGTCATCGTTCAGTAGACGAACGATGATTGGACTGGTAAGCAGGTCTTCGGCGAGTTGGTTTTTATAATCGAAAAAATCTCCGAGGTGCATTAGATCCACACCTTCTTCCCGCCCTGGGTATCAGGGGTTGTTTCTTGTTCTGGCTCGGATTCGCCCGTACCTTCTTTTGGGAAGTACTTATAGTAGTCCGCAATATGGAGTTCGAAGTTGTCATCCGATTCTGTATTGCATTCAGCCAGAACGAACTTGAATACACCAGCGTTATTGAAAACACCATTTAACTTAAACGGCTTCGTAAGGCGATAGGAGAGAACGTGGTCTGATCCGTAGTCGCCAATTAAGAAGCGGCTGTTTCTGTCAAAATGCAGTGTGTATTCGTCACGCGGAATGGTCATAGCTACACGCGAGTCACCGCGTCTCATGATGAAGTCGTTGTTGGTGTATTCGCCGATCATGTACTTAGTACCATCCTCGATGATGCACCATCGCTCCTGAATGGTACCGTCTTTTGCAATCCAACGAAGATAGTAGTTACACTGCTGCATTTTTGCCTTTGTGTATACTTCGTTGTTAGCATCAAGCTCTGTAATAATCCAGTAGCTGTCCATCCAATGAACAAGTCCGCCGTGAGGTAATGTTTCTCCTGGCATGCTACACAGCGTTTTGATATCAAGATTGTCACTGTTTATAATAGCCAGTTCGCGTTCCTCTCCGTCAATCACCGCGTGGTGATAGGAGAGATGTCTGGGAAGTTGTGCTTCTAAAAACCGCTGCTCTCTTCTAAGCACCGATTCTCTGCCGGATCCACCTCGCGTTCTCATACGAGAAGAGTAGGTGTCCCATACATTCACTTGCTCTATACCTCCGAAGAAGAGGCGTACTTAGCACGCAGTTTATTTAGGATAGAGATTGATCTAAACACCTTTCGTCTAACAACAATTACTTCGCAGTCGGGGTTTTGGATAAGGTATTCTAGTGACGAAATTAACTGAAGAACCAGTGGCTCGTTTTCGGCTAAGTCGATAAGCGCGTCACATCCAATTAGATCATCTCTTAGGTCTGTCATGTAGGTAACCAATGAGTCCTCGCCGCTCTCCTTGATCGGTAAGATCTTGAAGAAGAGGTCTATGAGGGATTTAAAGTAGACCGAAAGTACGACGGGCTTTGGTTTAAAACCTGTTGGCGTAGAACCCATTAAAAATGTAAGTCCTCTAGGTCATTATGAATATACGAGTATTCCCTCATCATGCTCGTAAATCTATGACCGGCCATTTCATGTGTTTCGCGTATCCGCAGGACAAGTTTTTCAGGAGAGAAGGTAGTAAAATCTCTTGTGTTTAAAAGATTCTCAAGACCATCCTGCTTGTACACGTATGGCTTAAGCCACTGTACCAGCATGCCTTCGGATACAATATCGGCAATCTCATCAAGATCGCCGTCATCTATGTCGACGTCAAACTCGCGGATGATATCATCGCCGGTGGTAGAAAAATCATACTTGCAGATGCTTCGGAATGCAGCGATTGCTCGCTTCATATAACCGTCCACAACGCTGTTTCTTTCGAAATCAAGCATACCTGCAAGATCATATTCTGTGACCTTTGATAGGAATGCTCCCGTGAATACGTCATATGATACACTCACGAAATCATCCTCCTTTACCGCTCGACGAGCTCAACGCCTAAGCATTTTTCTAAGGTGGCAATTACCTTATTAGAATCGATATCTCCTGAAGCAATCAGTTGCTTTGCTCTATACGATACGGACTTCTTCTGTCCTGCGGACATAGGTTCGATAGTCGCTTCGAGCTGAGAAGGGGACATTGAAAACAGTTTGTCGAAGTCATCGATTTTAACCGCATGCTTGTAGAACTGGGATACGCCTAAATAGTCGACAACCCACTCATCGTCAAACATGAACCAGTTATTGATGAAATACTTCTTATTGGAATTACGAGCGCTCTTTAGTTCGCTCAGTTCCATATCCTGTTCTGCACCAAACTCATCCCACTTCCAGCGTTCGCCTGTGCGCTTGCTCTTGTAATTTAATTCGCCCTGGAATCCATTGCGAACGGTGATGATTTGGTTCAAATCTATTTCTTTAGGTACAAAAATCTCCTTATGTTCAGCCACTTCCTGAACAACGGTTTCGACCACCTTTTCTTCAGACACGGGCTTTTCTTTTGCGGGTGCCTTTTTCTTAGTTGTAGTTTGATTTGACATTTTTCTTCCTTTCATACATAGGGTGGGGCGCTTACACACCCCACCCAAAATTCACTCCGTATAGAACTGAATTAAGCCAGTTCGTAGCGGCCAACACCGGAGTTGCCGCCTGCCAGTACGATACCGCAACCAAATTTTTCTGCGTAGAAATATTCCTGAGTCAGATCGCCATTGGTCAGAGGATCGCCCATGATTACCAGGGGATCGCCTTCGTAAACTCTGTTTTGTTTGCTATAGAGTCGCTAACTCTTGCGGGTCATGCCCCTCCATCTTTCGATAGAGCACAGACTATATCTTCACCCTCACGGGTGTCCACCACTTCGGACGCCAAACGCTTGCGTCCTACTCCCTCGAAGGGATAGTCGTTGAACCTTCCTCTGTTAGAGGCTTGGCTGCTGATTGCCCATTGTGAACCAGTGCTTAGGGTTTAACCTTACACCATCCCACTATTTCTTTCTGCTTTCGCAACCATCGCGTATAGTCCTGCTAGGACTTGCGCTGTGGTATAGTAGGCTTTAGGGTTTTCCAGCAATTCGATGGATATTTTTTCGAACACCTTTCGGTGAACGAAGGCTATTTACGCCGCGCACATGCGCAGGGATTTAACCTTAATGGGCTTGTCATCACCGGCAATTACGGTCAGGACTTCGTCGTCCATAACGAATTCGGTGGAGCCCAGCTTGTGTCTCTGGGGAGTCATTACTACAGGGGTGCCGAAGAACTTGCCAACATAACCCATGTTGTACATGTCGTTCATAGCAGCATCGCTCTGTACAGAGGGCATCAGAGCTCTCAGAGCCTTCTTGGTACCCAGAATGGTTGCAGTCTTGCCGCCTGCAGCAGCTTCAACATGAGAAACCAGATCCAGCAGGGCTTCTTCGTCATAAGCACCAGCGGTGGGGAAGAAGGTTACGCCGCCCAGCTGTTCAGCGGTAGCGCCGTTCCATACTGCATGGATTTCATCCAGCAGGGACTTGCGGAAGGATTCAGCAACCTTGTTGATCATTTCGTTGAAGTCTACACGACCAGACAGAACTCTGTTCAGTTCTTCGTAGATCTTTACAACCTTCAGCTTTGTGGGGATGGAAACTTCGGTGGAACCACCCAGACGCTGTCTGCGGATACCCTGAGTACCATCAGCTGCTTCAGCAACGAAGAACAGAGTGCTGTCTTCTACTCTGAAAACATTCTGATCGCCTTCAGCAACGTTTCTGAAGTCTACCAGAGACATGAAGAATTCGTCGCCCTGCAGACCTTCGATTACGGTGCGGCTCAGAACTTCTTCGATCAGAGCGAACAGACCCTGGCACTTGCCGTCACGGATGTCCTTGTAGTTCAGCTTGGTGCTGCCGCCGTTCAGTTCGACCAGTGCCTGACGCAGGGTTTCGGTGGTTTCGCTCTTGGAGTATTTTTCTACTCTGCCGTGATAGTTATCTACGGCGAGTCTTACGATGTCTTTCATATCAGCCATTTCGATTCTCTCCTTTCAATTAGTTTTCGGTCTTGCCGATTTCGATGGTGTAGTAGGTGTATCTACCAGCAACTTCGGAAGCTACGCACTTACCAAAGCCAGTACCTGCAGCATCCAGCTTGCCGCCTTCGCCGATACCAACTTCTGCGCCAACTTCAGGAACAGTGCCGCCTACGAAACCTTCCTTGGTCAGAGAGAACATGTTTCTGCTTCTGGGAACGTAGCCACGAACAGCCTTGCCCTTTTCATTGATGTATTCGTCCAGGTTTACCTTTCTTTCGTCATACATCACTTCAACGCCAGCTACGATTGCGCAGGAATTCAGATCGGAAGAAGAAGTAGCGGCAACAGCCTTTCTAACTTCTCTCTGGTCTTCTTCGAAGCCCTGCAGTTCAACGATAACACCGTTTTCGATCTCTGCCATTTCGCCTTCTGCGTTATAGAAGCGCAGGGAAACGAGGTCAGCTGCGTTGTTAACAGCGCTCATGAGATCGGTGCGAATTACACAGTAACTCATACTTGTTTACCTCCTAATTTTTTGTAAAATAAAACAGCGGTGCGAGACGCTTGCCGCTGGTTGCACTCGGTTTTCCGAGGACTATTCAGTTGTTACTATCTGAAGCCGTACTTCTGGAACAGACCACCATACAGTTCTGTTTCAGCAGGGACATCAGCCTGTTCCACCTTAATCTTAGGTGCTCCGCCAGAGAGACTAAACTTTTCAATAGAAGTCTGTCTTCCACGGATTGCATAGCATTTTTCTTCCAGCTCTTCGACGGAATATTCTTTGTGGTCTTCCTTCAGCTTATCAAATGCTTCTACGCCACTTAAGGATTCGAATCTATCCAGCACTTCCATGCGTTGTTCTTCGACCTTTGCATTTTCGGTTTCAGCCTTAAAATCACGCAGAGATTCTACTTCATCAGACAATGCCTGATATTTTTGGGACAGATCTTTAAACACGTCTTCGAAAGCAGCGGTTTCATCTCCTTCGTCGAAGTCGACGATTTCGTACTTCTTGCGCTTCTTGCTTTCGAAGTCGATGATAACTCTGTCACCGTTCATGGAGTACTTGAAGCCATACAGCTTCCAGTCTTCTACGTCGTGGCAGTATACCTCGGACAGCTCGTAGTCATAATTTACGTAGTAGTACTTGAACATTTCACCAAAGCAAGTTTCTACTGTGATCTGGTGGAGTGCGTCAAGAAGTTCCATTTCAAATTCACTTGAAAGTGTAAACCTTTCCTCTACGACTTCGTCTTCGGGTTCTTCGGCGGGTTCGTCGACAGGATCCTCTTCTTCAGATTCTTCGTCTTCCGCGCCGCCATCTTCCTCAGACCCTTCTACGGGTTCTTCTTCAGGTTCCTGAACGGGTTCTTCCTCGGTCTGGTCTTCAACGACTTCAAACTTCTTACGTAGTTCTTCAACGGTTACATCTTCCAGATTAAAGTCCAGGCTTTCCTGAGAAATGCCGAGTTCTGCTAACAGTGCAATTTTTTCATCCAATGCCTTTTCTCCTCCTTCCATCGAAATTTGGGTATGGACAACCTCAGTGGAGGGTTGTTCTTTTGAAAATTCTTCCTTAAATTCCCGCATCATTTCAGCAAGTTCTTGCTTAAAGCTATCATGTGAGAACAGTTGAACCGAAGCCGACTCGTAGCACGGCTCTGCTGATCCTAGAAGGCAGAATGCTGTAAACTCAAAGTCGCTTATATGATAAACGCCGTCTACCATTCCGCCGCTTTTCACTGTAATCTCCATGCTTTCGTCTACGATGCCGTCAGCCTCGATTTTTCTGTATGCCTCCTGACGCTTCCAAAGGATTACATCAGTGCAAAGATACTCGTGGATGCCAGATTCGTCTTCGATTTCCTCCCACCATGTGCGTGCGCTTTCTGGAACTACGCCAACAGGGTGGGTGATGTTTGCTAGATACATACCTCCATCCGCAGAGGTTACTAACTCTACGTCATGTGAGCCTATCATATCTGTATCTCTGTCGTATCTACATACAACAGGGCAGTTATATATGGACGGCATGCATCTTTCAAAAGTCTCCTTGCTGATGAAGCTGTTATTGCGGTTCTTACCTACATACGCAACCCGAAGGACGCCCGAGTCGAATGACTTGTTTCGCTCAACCAGGTTCGTAATGCCGGAGGAGAACACAATACTCATATTTCTTTTACTCATATGAACAGTTCACCATCCAAAAATTAAAATAACCCGTGGGGTGCACGGGGTTAAAACGTAAGTGTATCGGTCACAACGTAAGGGCTGCTAGCCAATGCGAAGTCAAGCCGATCTTTATTTATGAACACATGAATTCCTTTTTCCTCGTTGGACTTTAGGAGTTCATATCCCATCGACATAAGTTTTTCTTTGCCTTCTTGGTCGAATACGTAAATGAAGTTTCCCATACGAACCTCCTATGCATCTTCGCGGTTTTGTTCGCCGCTTTCGCTAAGGTCGCCAACGTCCTTTTGTGGGGCACCACCTTCGTCTGTTGCTCCCTTTGAATCGTTTTTGCTTAACGTACTAGAACTCTTCAGCGGCTTAAACTTATCTGTCAAGCCGAGTACATCGTTTTCAAGGAAGTTCATGCTATCGAGCTCGGCTTGTCCAAGACCCTGAGACGCAGCGTACATCGAAAGGGTTGGGAAGCCGTGCTGTGCTGCCTTCAAATACATGTCACCCATTTCTTTGCGGTTGAATGGGCTGCAGTCTAAGAACGTTACCTTCCAATTCTTACCGTACGGCTGAGACTGGATGAACCGATTGACCATGTCTTCGATGCTCTTCACGATACCATATGTAATCGCTTGGTCCGCCTTGATAGAAAGCACAAGTGCGTTTGCGGAAGCTTTTTCGTTATTGAACAGAAGGGAGGATACGCCTGCTGCAGAGAACAAATTCTGCTCGGCATCCGCTACAGTGTTCGTATCGCCGGTATTCGTGCGCTCGAAACTGATCTTGCTGATATCCATTGGGGATAATACAGAGCCAATTTCTTCTGGGAGGACAGAGTCTAGGTTCTTCCAGAACTTCTTGGCCTTATCATAGTCGATCAGCCACTCACCCTTGTCGTTTACCTTCAGGCTCATTACCACCATTGCGTAGTTTTCAAGAGCGGTCTTAGTCATCTTTAAAGACTTGTAGTCTTCGATGTCGTATACCTCTCTTAAGATGCCGGCAAACGGTGGCATGGCGTATGTAAGGATGTCATTATTGCATTTGATCGCCCAGGAATTGGGTGAGGAGAGTTCCTGATATCTTGGTGCAACGCCGTTTTTGTATGAATCGTACTTGATTCTAAACTCTTCCGGATAGTAATCCAGATACGTTCTATTCGAATCAAAATAAGAGAAGTCAAATGTGACATTGGCGACATTGTTTTCTATAGTGTCTATCTTGCAATACTGTGACGGTAATTGCTGCACTGTAATATTGTCGTTGTTCACCCAAAACGTGCCATAAAACACATCTTCTCGCAGAACCACCGTAAGGACCTTTCTAAACTGTGTCACGACGTTCATGGACGACATGGCATTTAGGACCTTACGGTAGTTGCGATTAACAGATTTCAGATTCGCTGATTTCGGATCTGTTTTATACGGCGATACCACGTACGCTAGGTCAGATAGACCAGCAAAATACTGGATGAGTCTTCTGAAATGAGAGCTTGCACCATACATATAAACCACAGCATCCCGCAAACTTCTTTCGTTAGCAGCGGGGTTCTGTAAGTAATTTGAAATGTTATCCTTGGTGTAACGAGATAGTGCGCCAGAAGTCTTTTTCTGGTCGATATCTCTCAGGATCAGTCTGTTTATGGCAGCAAATCTTTCCGAGATACCAATCATACCTGCTTCGTCGATCTTTGGAGATCTGACTGTGACCGGTCTTTCTTCGGAAGAGCGTGAGCTTTGTGAATTAAAGGAGGAACTAGGAGGAGACTTTGGTGCTACAGATCTTGATTTCTTTTTGCCCATCTGATATCACCACCTTTCTATTTTATTTTTGGTGCCCGGAACATGAATTCGTCTTCATCTTTCGAGCCGAAATTTCTTGCTCTGCCCAGTTTGTTTTCTAGCAGAGTCGCTACATAGTAGTTGTAGCTCAAGCTGGAGAAGCGGTCTTTTCGCGCTCCAGACTTTTCAAAAACACGCACTCTACCGCCGGACTTTTCATGCTGTAACTTCACAAGTTCGTCGACAAGCAGGGTAGTGTGTATATATGGTAGCTGCATGCGCAGCCGTGATTGTGGATCGAGTGAGTTAAATCCCTTTATTTCAGACAGGATTTGTTCACCGTCATACTCAGTCACCAGTAATCTCAGCTTTCCGCTTCTAAACCCTTCGCGTAGCGCAAGTGCACACTCAGAGTTCATTGCAGGAGAACCCTTGATTGCCCAGATTACCTTTTCGGCACCCTGAACAGAGCATCTATCCGCCATCTCTTCGTTATTGCAACAAGAAATTGCAGGATAAACCTCGCCGCTATCAGGGTCTACCATATCTCTGACCAGGGCATCATATACACCCAGGCCAATACCGGTACAGTCAAGGACGATGTAGTCGCAGTAATACTCTTCGTACAGTCTACGTATTTCGAGAGCCTGGTCTTCCGTATGGAGACCTTCGCTTGTGTGGCAGTAGACTATATTACTGGTATAGCGACCTGATCTTGATGGAATCATCTGGTTGATGAATATCGCCGTTGCGTCGTTCTTATACTTTTTACTTGCCATAAGCGCGATGTCGGCGGATATAATTCTTATTTCTCCTGGAGCCTTGTTTTGGATTCGGATATTCGAATTATTATTGAGCATGCCGGACAAGTTGTCTGGCAGCATGGGGTACTTTATCTTTCTGTTTTTGGAGATAGAGTTGAAATCATAGAACGAATCAGCTGAATCTCCGTAGAACAGTGCTTCGTACTCCATGCCGAATTTGATTTCGTTAAAGTCCGATTCTGCCATTTCGTCAGCAACGGTGTTTGGCGACAACAGGCCTTCGTGTATAGACAGCTGGTATGGGAGGCCACAAACAAATTGCCTATGCTTATCGCTAAGCATGGCCTTGCATGTATCAAGACACTTCGTATAGCTCCAGTTGTCGGTGAAGTAAGCGGACGTAAGTGAAATCGTTTTATTCTGTTCCTTACCCCATTCGGCCTTGCGTTCTTCCTTTGTTAATTCGTAATACTTTGGTTCGCGCTGCTGGGTTAGGAATTTCTTTAGAATCGTATCAACGACGTCCTTCGCAATCATTCTGAACTCATCAAGCAGCAGTATGTTGCATCGGTTGCCTCGAGCGGTGTCGCTTGCGGTAACAACCTTTATATATGATGAGTTCTTAAAAACAATCTTTGCGTCAGTGCCGTTAATTTTAGTCTGCTTTTCGTCGATCTCGTTTGCCAACTCGATCGATCGCGGTTTCAGTTCGAGCATGATTTTTTCAAGCACGATTGCGCCCTGACCTCTGGTGCCGGACGCAATACATATTTTCGTACCCGGATACAGAATGCATCTTATTACGCAGAAAATAGCGCTTAGGAATGTTTTACCTATTCCTCGAGAACCGATAAACACTGTATTCGTGCATAGATTCATCAAGCATATCAATATTTTTTGGAAGAGACGTAGGTCTAGATGAAGATAGTCGGCGGCAAATCGCGTTGGGTTCGCTCTGTAATAGGCGCACCACGCCGCAACACCCTCCATTATCCTGTCGTATCTAGTCTGCGGGTCTTGTGTTGGCATTAGTTGTCGCTAACCCCGCCAAAGATATTATCGAAGAATGATTCGTCGTCTTCGTCTGCGTATTCGGGACGCTCGACTCTAAGACGCTCGATTTCTCTTTCGTAGGCAGCACTATATGTGTTGTTTATCTTAAGCATCTTACAAAGATGTCCTAAAAACCAAACGGATATGTAATGAATGATTCCGTCCACATCCTTCAGTTCTGGATCGGGTTCTGGGATAGGACGAAGATTTTCCCATCTTCGTACCCATTCACCAAATGGAGTGTTGTCATACACACCATCAGCATCCGAACGTTTCTGATTTGGCTTTAGATTCAAACTGCCAAGCAGGTTATTTAGCATAGAGATGTTTTTATCAACAGCCTTTCCAGCTGCGGCGTCTCTAGCAATCGTCACTTCCAAAAGGCAGATATTCTTATAGAGTGTTTTCTGAGCCAGGTCGAGACCGTCAGATTCCTTTGTCCACTCTTCGTATCTGCGTTCAAGGTCTACATAGACATCTGGGGCGAAACCGGATCCCCAGAAATCTACTGTTTTTGGATCTATTTCGGCAGACTTTCTGGCGATTTCTGCAGCCTCATCACTCAGTCCAATAAATTGAGCGGAGTTGATGGCATCGGCTCCGAGGGAAGCAGCGGCCTCTGCGGCAGCAACAGCTTCCTCTTTTAGGGTGTCGTCATATGTCTTGTCGATAAACTTATTTATGTTAAGCTTAGAAATATAGTTGCGAACCTTTGAGTTCACACCGGCTGAACGCATTGCCGATTCAAATAACGTATCAGACCAGTATAGGTCTAACTTCATACACACGCGCTTCATCGCATCTCTTTGCGATCCGAGGATGCGGGTGTAGTTTTCAAATAGTTCGTCCACGCAGTTTGCACAAAAGGGTATATAACCAGAGCCTCGATACATTGGGCTATGGCTCACAGGAAAGTAACCCTTTTGGCGACTGAAACCGGCTCCACACCTGCAGCAGTAAAACCGAGTGGTGGACTTTGGTCTATCAGTAACTACGTCGACGGGTACCTCTCTGACCTTCGATAGTGTTTTCTTGCGCGTGGTACCCATACTAGATCACCGCATCTTCTTCGTCATCGATGATTCCTGCAACTTCTGCGTCGTATTTATTCAGATCGCCTTCAAACATCTTTACTTCTCTCTTCATCTGAGTGAAGGGGTAGAAGCGGGGGACATAGTGGGGTGGAATCTGAATAGGCTCACCGGTAATGGGGTGGGGGCAGCTTCTTGCAGCCCTTTCGACGATTTCAAAACTACCGAAGCCGGAGAGATGTACGGCGTTTCCTTTGCGCAGATTCTCCAGAATAATGGTTGTGAAGTCATCAATCAGTTCAATGGCACTTTTCTTGGTGTACCCAAAGCGTTCGCGCATCTGATCAACTAAAATGTCTTTTGTAACTTTCATCCTTTTATACCGTCCTTTTAATCCTATAGGTCTGATAGACCTTTCTTTTCCGGAGTACTAATGTCTCCGTCCTTAAAATACATGCTGATTTGCTCGTCAGCGTCGATATCTGTATACACCTTGACCATATCAACGCTATCCCAGGCTACTATCTGTGCGATTACGCTATCTGGGATTCCTGCGCGAACAAGGTTTGATGTATAAAAATGTCTGAGACTGTGTGCGTAAAAGTCTCTGCCTGTCATTCGGCTAAAGGTCTCTGCCCAACTATTGAAGGTGGAGATAGGAACTTGCTCAGAAGGGGAGTCCTTCTTAAAGAACAACCACTCGCTTTCAATACCTAGTTCTTTTCGTTGTTCCATCCATCTATCAAAATAAGGCTTAAATCTTTTGGCAAGCGTATAGCACGGCACGAACTTACCGCCACCGCGCCCCTTTGTCTGAATGGGATCGCTCTTATACAAAGCTCCGTCGCACACAAGCTTATCTTCACCAAAGTCAGACACTCTGAATCTGGATAGTTCAGATTTTCTTCTGCCGCTATACATAGCAAGTGCTACGTAGCACGCCTTCTCATGCTCACCACGTTCGGCAAGTTTGTTCAGAAGTTCGTTTAGCTCGTCTTCCTCCCAAACGGTCTTTTCTCTTACAGCGCGTAGCGCAGGATTCTCTATCTTTCTTACGATAGATCTGAACCCCTCGAACTCTGGTTCGGAATCCAGAATATTTTCGATGTAGTTAGAGAGGCTTGATATTGCAGACTTAATGCGTCTGATTCTGGCCGGTGAGTTTTCGTTTTCGTTCACGAGCCATGTTTGGAAAGAAACGAGATCTCTTTTGGTTACCTTCGCAAAATCCTTGTTGCCTAACTTTTAGAGGCAGAAAACAAAGAAAATATCAAGGTCATTAGAGTAGCCGACAATTGTTCCTTGGCTACGCTGAAGTGATTTTAAGTAGTCAAGAAAGTCGTTTTTCAGCCGTACATTCTCCGGGTTGATTTGTGCAATAAGCTCCGGAGATGTCAGTGTGTTCATCTTAGTTTTTCTTGGCACAAAAAATCTTCCTTTCGTTTATGGTGAGGATAGCGGGGATCGAACCCGCGCCGCCGCCGTGAAAGAGCGGTGTCTTAGCCACTTGACTATATCCTCAAATTAAAAAAGGGCCCTCATCAAGAGAGCCCATAGGCTTTATTCGCATTTTAAATGATATTCGGCATCTACGCCGCGTCCGTAATCCATGATTAGCAGTAGCTGCTCAGGATCGGAAAACAGTCTTTTGTCGTTAGCATAATCATCCGAGCCGCAAAGAGACCCACAGATCATGCTGGTGATTCCGAACTCTTCGTAAACTTCTCTGTGGTGTTTGTCCGCCAGAAGAATGTAGTCTATCTTCTTGCCGAATTTACGCTGGAATAGTGTAGGGAGGACTCTTGCAGATACCCTTACGTTGTCATTATCTCCGTGACTTGCGCAAATCCCGCTTCCGCAAATATCCATCTGCAGGAACTCATTATCACTTTCATCCATTACAACTATTGAAGGAATACCCGCCAGTCTCCACTTAAGCCACCAGGGAATAAGTCTTTCGATATTGTCTCTATGAATACTATCCTTCTTGTTCTGGACCGTTCTTCCGTGGTTACCGTATGTCATATGTACTTGTACGCTTCCGACGCTTCTGCTAAGTTCCGCTATTGCCTGTGCGAGCAGCTCGGACACTTGCATGATTTGGTCGGCAACCAGTTCCTCTGATGCTACTCTTGCACTGGTGTGAATTGATCCGTGGAATAAATCTCCGAGAACGACAATATGCAGCGTCGAGCATTCATGCAGCTTGATACGAGCTGACGCATCTGCCACAATCTGGTTTACTCTGCGCTTGCATATATCTGTGTCGAATGAGTTCCAGGCGTTGTCTACGACCATGCCATAATGCCAGTCGCACAGTACGAGCACGGCCTCTTTGTCATCATCCCACGAGTGTACACAATCTGAATCTATTGCCAAGCCAATTGTCTCGTTCAGGTTTGTGGCTGCCTCGTATAGTCTGTCAGCGATATGCTCAAATCGTCCCTCACTCGCAACTAGTTTATTAAACTCTCTGCGCTGGTCGAAGAATTTCTGCTTTTCTTTCCGCAGTCCGATGATTTGGTTTTCGATTTCAGAACGCATATCTCCTTCGGGAATGCCTTTCTGAAACTCTTTGTCGAGTGCCTGCATTGTTTTACAGCTACCGTACATCATTTTTCTTGCCGCATCAGAGCTGTAGGGTTGTCCGTAGATAATCTCAGCAATCTCTGAGTAATCTACGTCCTGAAGTGTTTTATCTAAAAGCTTGCCGTAAACCAGTCTCTTGTGATAAGCCAGGTCGGTTTCGCCTTGCAGTTTTTGTAGTGACATAATAATCTCCTTTTATTCCTGCTCGAAAATACCGACGCCTATGGCTGAAAAATGATCGAGCGTATTATACTTCATTCATTACTACACCACATCAAACACCCCTCAAACCGTTGCAATTACTGGGTTTGAGGGGGTTTATTTTTTTCAACAGTTTAGTTTTTTAAAAGTTCACGATGTCGCATAACCGAGTTGATTCTCTGCTTTGTTCCGACTTCGACGGCGCAAGCCGGGCAGTACTTCTGGTGTCTACCCTTTGATTGATCACGTCTCTTCAATGTTATACCGCAGTTCTCACACTCAAAATACTCACCAAGTCCGTAATACTTGTGGTACTGGTGACCCAGGTTTCGGAAGTCGCTTATATGTAATTCGGTTTCATCGTCGCCCATGAAGAGCACCTGCACATTAAGGTTGTCAATCTTCTTGGAGAACTTTATGAAACCCAGTTCTCTCAGCTCGTTAAACATGAGCCCCTGACGCTTGATTGACGTGTTGATGTTTGCCATCTGCATGATTTCGTTATCCGGAGTGTTTACCCAGTGGTTGTTTTTCTCGGACGCAGCGTCCCAATACTTCGCCACACACAGCAGCGTAAACGCAAGCCTGCGGAGCTGAATGCCATCCAACATGCTTATCTTTTCCAGTTCACTCTTGGTAATGTTCACTCCGTCCAACTGAATGCACGGGTACTTTATTGAATTCTTTGCAATACGGTCTAGCGTATCGGACCAATGCACTAGTGATGCATTCGGATCGCATTGAAGTAGGAAGGAATCCAAAAGGCTTCTAACTTCTTTCTTGCTGTACTGATTCTCGTAGTAGTATTTAGCAACACGATTAAGTGTCTCTGTTGGTTTGCGACCAAGGTCGCGATTGTCTATCATGGCTTCCGCCCATTCATATTCGTTAAGAACTATACTCATTAAATCTCTCCCATTTTTACCGTCTTTAGACTAAATCTTTCGCCACCAAAGTAAATGTCTCCGTCTGGATCCATGGTGGGGAAGGTTATCTCGTTGTTATTTCTATCAAGCAGCGCTTCGATGATTTCATCTCCACAAATCTCCCAGGCAAAACGCTTTGTGCCGTTGCGTCCGTAGCAGAGATCAAGAATTATGTTACAAAGAGCATATCTATTGGTGCAAATTTTGTTACACTCCTGTATGAACTCGTTTCGCATATCCACTAACTTCTGATAGGATTCGTCGGCTTCCAAGCGTTCGTAATTGGCGAACACCGCATAGCTTCTAAGTCTCTTACTATACCCCTCGTACAAACGCATTATGGCGCTGTACTGACTCTTGCTATATTCGGCGTCGTTCTTCATGATTGTGTAATCGAACTCAACAGATGCATTTCTGCGTCCAAGATATCTATCGAACTCTCTTTCAAACCGTCGGCATATGCGGTTCATAACACAATTGTTTGTGCTTACCGGCATACTGCTGTTGTAATACCGTATAAACTCGCGCTGTCTTTCGGTTAAATTCTCTGGCGGAATCGCCATCAGCTCTTCCACGTTCATCTGGAATTCTCTGATTGCGTTCTTGTTCGTGTTCTTTATGTATGTGTTGTACTGCTTCATGAGAGCAGGGTATATGATTCGCATAAAGTACGGCTTCTTATCCGCAACAATCTTTTGATAGAAATGTCGTTTCTCTGGATCTTCGATTTTGTTTGCTGCATGACGGTCGTGCCATTCCTTTGGCATGGGCTGTGCTATAATGCCTTTTGCCTTGTCGATCGCGTTCTGCTGAAAAAGCTGACCGCATTTAATTCTGTAATCCAGCTCGTTATACTCAGGGCTTCCTTTTTCGTACTGTGCTTGCACGTCGAACATGGAAGTGATCCAATTTGTTGTCTTGCCGATATCGTCACCGAAACTTGCCATATTCGAGGAGATCAAATGGTCTTCGGTTACGATTACTTTCTTTGCTTTGCGCTGAACGCACATGATTGCGGGTAGTTCTTTTAGATTTCTCACCAAAACATCATTGTCGGTGAGCATAACTAGATCCCCGTCTTTCCTTAATACCACATGTCACCATGTGGAGTAGACTATCTCATAACGTCACTATGTGACGTCCTGGGCGCTTCCCGCCCTGGAATCTCACCAGGACAGTACCCGGTTCATCGGCGTGCCATTCGGTTTAGCCTGTATCCGGTAGTCGTTACACCTTACCACTAGTTTCCCAGCGGTCTTGGCACGGTATTGTCTGTATTATGTCTATTCAAAACGAAATCTGTATCCAAGATACATTGTGTTGTTTTTAGCGGCTCTTGAAATATGAGCAGATACATTATATGGGTGCCTAGACATAGTTGCCCCAGAAGAAATAAGGTGCTCTGCACACTCTTTTATGTACCCGAAACTTATTTCGGTACCGTCGCTAGTTATCATTGTAACTGGAGTAGATCGTCCGTTCTTGATTCCTGGCCTTGATTGCTTCTGAATGGACAGTTCGCGGTTCTCTGCGTACTTTTTATGTAGAACGCTATTGCCGTAATTTGGATTATTCTTGCCAGCCATCGGCCTTGTTTGTGTTACATGTCTTTGATGTGACATTGTATGGTGGATATTTTCAATGCGCGTTGTCCACTCTAGATTACTCGGCGTATTGTTTAGTCTATTGAAATCTATGTGATTGACTTCTGCGCCGCAAAAATATCCGTCGAGGTAAGTAAGCGCAACGAGCCTATGAACAAAAAATTCCTTGCGATGGCCATTTTTTGAAAGGCGAACTTTTGCATATCCGTCGTCATTGATTACTTGCTTAATAATACGACCTTTTCTTACGGCACTCTGTCCGTCCGATCTTGTTACGAGTCGATCAACGCCAGATACTACTCCAGTGTCGCTTATCTGATACCACCCCTCGTATCCGGGTATATCTTTCCAGACCATACCAACACCTCCTTTCTATAATAGTTGAATAGATTGTTGTTTACAGATTTTTACCGTTAGCGGCCTCGCGGCCACACCCTGCATGTGCAAGTTCACCCAGTTTTCACTACGCCATCACTGGCGTAGGCGACAAATGTTTATCGGCTCCATTCAGCGCGTGGGCGGCAGTATCCCACGAATTCATAATCGTACACGTATTCATGTACTGATACCACTTGCTTGCCTCGTCGCTTCTGTGCGGACGAACAAGCCTAATATTATTGTGGCAGGTCATTGGAGCACGGTAGCACGCGAGCTTCTCCGCGTTACCCGAGCACCAGTATTCGTTGTAGATTTCTCCCGCCTTCAAAAGTCCGGTAACCTCTAGCCCGAAAATGCTCTGGCAAAGAGAGTAGGGGTCTCCGGATATGATCGAATAGTTGCCGTGGACTTTAAGTACCCCCACCTTAGCTTCGTCTATTCGATTGCGGATCATATGGAATATCTTTTCCTGTACGAAAGAGTCGTTCATCATCTCCGGCTCTATCATGATCGCCTTGATGAAGTCGTTCTGCAGACGGTCTATATTATCCTCGGTCATCCCGAACCCGCGAAGGAATAGGGCGGTCTTGTTGATGTCCGCGTAGAGCACATCCTTGATTTCGTCCATGGTGGGAGCAATAAGCTCTTCGATATCGTCATCGGTAAGGTCGTAACTCTGAATGAACTGGTAGTTTAGAGCACGTTCTTTTTCAAGTTCCTTCGGGCAGGTCTTGGCGACGCCGAACGAATAACCGTTCTCGTGGCAGTTTCTCAGGTAATCGTCGCAGCTCTCGTAACTATCCCATAACTTCAACATGGAAGTGGTTAGAATCATTTCAACATTTCTAATGTCTACCTCGTTGCCCCAGGCGTCTCGCACAATATACTCTCCGGCAACCTCTTCGGCAAAGCGGTGGAAGTCAAAGGTGAACACCATTCCTTTTTCCCATGAATTTCTGGTGTTCGCTCCGGCGATCATGTAGTCCAGATTAAGTTCACGGCTCCAACGTTCGGCTAGGGCAGGGGCGATAAGTCCATATCCGTCTGATTCATCCAATTCGATATCGTAGTCCTTCATCTCCTTCATGATTGGTTCGTATGTGCCTTCGTCGTTCAGATAAATAACGTCTGATTTAAATGAGGTCTCACAGTCGTTCACCACCAGAATCCCGTTGGGATCTGATACCGGTATGGACGCGCTGCAGGTAAGTGCCTTATACGCTTCGAGCTTGGCTGGTACCAGTTCTTTGGAAAGGTCTCTTCCGTTATCTATCCGCCGTCTGATTTCATCTATATGTCGCTCGCTCACAAACACTATCGTTCTGGTCTTTACACCGCCGTTAGTGCCGAGCAGCCTCTTGTACTTGATGCCGTTTACGAAGAAACCCAGACACGCTCTCGCGTAGTCCTTATCCTTGTCCATGATTACGCACATATAATCCGGCTTGAACTGCAGTTCATCCAGCTTGGTATACAGCGCCTTGACCTGCTTGCGGTTCTTTGGGCTATTGGGTTCCTTACGCAGTCTTTTGATTTCGGACTTGATTTCCCTGGCGGCTTCATCCGCGTCGGTAATTCCGTTCAGCTCGTCTAACCATCTTAAAACCTGGCTGTCGGCGAGAGATATAACCTCGTCGTTCTTTCTGGCCTCCGCGATAGGGAGGGTAAGTCTCCACTTGGCTTTGCGTAGCCGGCTGCTGTGGAGTTTGAATATATACTTTTGGCACGCTAGTTGTTTAGCCAGTGCAACCACCTCGCTTTCTTGTTGCACAAAAAATAAAAAAGACGCGTTTTTACTGGTAGATTCCTTCTTGGTATTGGAACCATTCTCTGTAAAATTCACGTCTTTGTGTTTCTATGTAATCGTCCTCGTCGAATTCTTCGCTCAGCGGACTGAGATATTTACACTCTTCTGCGACCCGGCATAGGTATTCTTCGGGGCAGTCGTAGCATTTACGGCCTCTTGGCTTAATTGATTTTCTCATTACTCGTTTGTTCCTCCTTGTTTCATTTCTTCGATCCAGTTCAGCAGCAGGGTTCTCATGCGCTTACTGGGTATGTAGATGTTAATTGGTTTCTCGTCTCGAATGGCACTTCGCCAGATCCACTGGAGCATTTCGCCCAGGGCGAACTTATCCGGATCTATCTTAATTCCTCTGGCTCCAAAGAACTTGGTGAGGTTTGGGTCTGCGAACCGATTAGCCATATAGGCAAGATCTCTTTTGTCCCGAAATTCATTAGTTGCGCGACTGGCGATTTGTAAAAAGTTTTGCCGGTATCTTCCGCTTTCATAAAGAAGCTTGTCACGGTGGTCGATGAAGCACGTCCACATTCTGGAGTTGGAAGTAGATTCAGTAAGACGGTGGAAGTAGTTATCGAGATTGCTTCGCAACTTTTTAATATCCGAATGATTCTTACCGCGTCTTAAGTACCATGCCTTTGAAAGAGCTGTTCGACTGTCACCAATTGAATTCATGTTCTTGCTATCGAGAATATTGATCAGCTTGCTGTAGTCGATCGGTGGCGGGCAATCTGGTTTGTCCGAGAACTTATATCCCTTTTCGTCCGTTTCAATTCCAACGATACGGTAGTCGAATCCGAAGTACTCAAGGTACCCCTTTTGGTACTGACCGTCAAAGAGGTAAGTTAGCATAAACACATCCTCAAACGATCTTATGATCGCCGGATTGAGTACTTGCAGCAGAGCGCTATCTCTTATATAAAGGCTACCAGTCATGGCAATATCACGATAGGTCGCCAGAGCACCAAAGAACTCTGGGTCGTCCCAGGTTACGCGTCCTTCTTCGTCAAGTGTGGCAAACTCATTCTGTACGACTTCCACCTCTCTCTTACAAGCCTGGATCTTTCGGATGGCGCTAATAGACTCATCCAGTATTAATGTGTAGTTCTTCTTGCGGATAAGTTCGACCGCTTCTTCGTCAATCAGATTAAACAGTGAATGTGACGCAGCGATGTTTTGTCCGTACCGCAGGTAGAACTTTAGTTTGGATGACTTGCTGTAACTTTCGTCATCCGGCTGGTCGAAGTCGCAGTATTCGCAGATGCGATCCACCTCGGTGAGAAAGGGGGTAATGTAGAGAAACCGTTTCTCGCTCTTATGCTCATTCATGTACCGTATGGCCGCAGAGGACTTGCCGCGTCCCATGCGAGCATCTACTACGGTGATTTGATTCATATATTTAATTCCTCCTTTCAAATGGAAACTAATGGTAAATTTAAGGTGGCATAATATGAAAAGTGGGTATTTTAGCCACCAAAAATGGTTGAAAAGTGGGTTTTCGTAAAAATGCCACAAAATTTTTGCACGCTAAGGAGTCCAGTCTGTAACCTACAACATTTTCAGTCTTGCTATGAACAGACTGTCTTACGAAAAAGAGGAAGAAGATTAAAGAAAAATATCTTGTTCTCTTTTATATAATAGAATTTCAAGCTGTGGCATTGAAATTTCAACGTTTCCCGGTGGGGTATGCCACAAAAGTACTGTGGCATTTTTGTTTTTATCGTCACCAAAAAGAGGAGTTAAACGAGCTGTATTTATTCAGTTGTCAAGGTACGAGAGGGTGAGGTCTTACTGCGCTACAACTGCTTCAGCCTCATATAAATTACTATCTAACAAGTAGTTACAAGTTGTACTACCAAGATTCAGTTTACGGTACGCTTCATCAATTTCTTCACTGGTGATACCAATATAGTCAAGGGTTTGACCGGAAGATGAATGACCAAATATCTTTTGCAGCAACAGAAGCTTTCGAGGATCGTTACCACTCATTACCATCTGGTGATAACCGAAGGTTTTACGAAGAGTATGAGTAGATACTTTAGCACCGATACCTAACTCTTCGGCAATGCCTTTCAAGATACGATCGATAGAGTTACGATGAATCGGTTCGTTACCGGTGGCGTTAACACTTTCGGAACGGAACAGGTAATCATCAAGTCTCACACCAGGAGTATTCTCCAGGTAAAGAGTAACTGCTTCGACTACAGCATTATTTATAGTAATGTAACGATTACGCTTTGTCTTTCTGGTGTTACTTGTTTTTTTCTCCAAAATGGGGAAGGACTGCCGAAAGGCAAAATGTTCATTGATCAGCTGGGAGAAGCGAAGTGTTCTAAGGTCACTTACACGAAGACCGAAGTTGATTCCTACAATGAACAGCATATTGTCACGGTATCTCTTGTTGTCGATCAGGTATTTGGAGATGCGTAAAATATCTTCCATACTCTTGATCGGTTCAGCTTTGTGCTCAGTTACTACATCGATATGAACTTCCGAAGCAGCAGGAGCTATGATACCGGATCTCAGTTTTCTGTTGTTTTCTTTTAGACTGGAGATGTCGATGGCGCCAGAAGCGGCTGTACGATTACTGAAGTCTACACGAATGACGTTTGTCATGTGAACACCTCCAATATTTAACTATCTTTCGTTGAGTATAGTATATCAAATTAGGGTATCCGTGTCAAGCGATTTTTAAAAATAAATTAAAAAATAGGGTACTGACAAAATACAACCAAAATAACACGTCTGACGCAAAGCTTTTAGCGCTGTTATCGAATATTTAAAACAAAATAAAGAGAAGCAAAAAATAAAAATCACCGGATCCGATGCTTGATGATGGGATTTCTGGTGATCTTTTTTACACGTGGAAAAAGCGTTGAAATTTGAACGAGTTTGAAAAAGGGGGAGGCTTGGGAGATGGAGTCACTACGGAGCAGTAAGACGGGATAAGGGTGGCCGCAGACCATAACCACCCCCATCTGTGTTGCATTCCGCAGAATTGCACACCAACGGAACGGCGAAAAGGTGGGCAAGATGGCGAAAAAAGTTCCGTGCGGCATGGCTTGAATTGAAATCAGGGTATTGACGGAACATGGCGGCTATGGTAGTGTATGAAGTGAGAAAAGGCCACTCACCCACCCACCCACCACAGCCGCTCACCACGGCAAGGGCAAGGCTCACAGCCACAGGCCACCGTACTTTGACAACTGAATACAGAAGTTAAAACACAAGAAAAGCCCGTCAAGACACCACCATGACGGGCTAAGGTCCACGGACCACCACAGAAAGGAAAAGACCATGAACAACAACAGAGTAACACAGAACACTACCACCGTCAACCGCTTTGAAGAGGCAAAGGCCGCCTTTGAAAAGGCTTACAGCCGCTTTGTAAAGGATGGCACGGATTGCACGGCCGAATTGATGACACTTGCCGAAGCCGTGGCCCGTTCCGTTGTAAACAAGTGTATCGACCCACAGCGCAAGACCGCCGCACAGCGCGACACCATCAGCAACAACGGACACAGCCCGGCTCTGGTGGCCATCCGCCGCGACATCCGCAATGACCTCGCCGCGCTCGAAACCGTGGCAAGACTTGCCGAAGAAGAGGCCGAAGCCGTAGCCGCAGACTCCGCCGCCGCCGCTGTACATAGAGGAGCCAAGAAAGCCCTTGCCAAGGCAAAGGAAGAAGCCGAAGCCGCCGCCAAAGCCGCCATTGATGGCAAGACGGACAAGGGCAAGACCGCCGCCCTAAAGCGCGCCAAAGCCGCCGAAGCCCTTGCCGCTAAGCGTGCCGCCGCCGCACACGCCGAAGCCGTACGCAAGACCGAAGCCATGACCAAGGCCATGCGAGAACGGCTTGGGGATGGTATCGACCTTGTAAACGAAGCCGCCGCCGCCCTGTGGGAATTGGCCGCGGAACACGCGGGCCGCAGAGGATGGCTCGACCGCGATTATCTTGTACGCGTACTTTCTCGCCGCGTGTTCGTCAGCATGGACACACAGCCCGAATGGAAAGAGCGCGAAACCTGTGCCATGACCGAAGCAACTCGCGCCGTTCGCAGACTCGTAAGCAACACCGCCGCCGTGCATACCGACCCGAAAAATTCCTACTCTTATATCGAAGACCTTGCCGACGATGAAGAGGGAAACGGGCTTGAAGTCATTTACAGAAGACTCGGCAAATTCTCCGACCTTGGCGGCACGGATTCCAACGGGAATTATACCGCCGACGAAGCAAGCGCGCGTCTTGTCGATTCCGTTGTTGCTTCCATCGGTATGACCGCCACCGAAGCCCGCGCTTTGGCTCTCCGCCTTGCCGGGTGTGGCGTAGAAGAAACCGCCCGCCGCATGGGAGTTAATTCGCGAACTACCCGTTTCCATCTGCAGAACATCGGCCGCAAACTGGTAGCATGGGCAAAGGCCGGAGAAACCGCCGAAGCCGAAACTATCATTTCCGCACTCGAATCCGCACACCTTGACGAACTTGACACCGCCGAAGCGCAGGGCAAGGCTCGCCCCGTTGTTCAGTACACCATGGATGGGAAAGAAGTAGCCGCGTACGGCTCTGCCGCCGCCGCCGCTTTTGATACTGGAATCAACAAAGGCAGTATTTCCGCCGCCGCAAGCGGCAAGCGCGAAAGCGCGGGCGGCTTCCGTTGGAAGTACATGGAATTTTAGAACATCGAAAAACAGCCCTTTGCGGGGCTGTTTTTTTTATTGCCGTGTAAATTCTTGTCCGTGCCCGTTTCGTCGCTCTGCGGGGAGATTTTAGGGCTTTACGGACACCAAACACCGACCCACACGGGCAAGCACAGCCACACAGCAGGGCTTCCCCCCGGGTTGCACGGTACACGGTGGAAACACCGACCCACACGGGCAAGCACAGCC